CCACCGCGCCACTTTGGTTTGGTTGGCCAACAAGTTTTTTGGGCGGGCCATCTGGAATGAGCCAGCTAGCCGTATTGATTTATACGGCCTCACCAATTGGATAAGCCCGGATGGGGAACCGGGCGAATCTATCCCCGTAATTAGGGATGCTCGGGTAAGTGACATTACCGATAAAGATATTATCGGTAATATCCCCTTGAACCTTGCGCCTTATGCGCGGACCATCCGCCCCATAATATTTTCAATACCCCCGCGCGGCCGGGAATTGGATGACGTAGAATCTGCCGGTATTCGGGTTGGAGACCCGGTCCGGGTTGATTTTGTCGGTCCAACCCGGCAACATTCGCGCCGATTCACCCCCCGCGAAAAAACGTGGGAATAACCCCATCCGCGCGCTGAATTGTGCCACCGGCTCCACAACCGGCAGCGCGTTTGACTTACCGCAACATGTGGTATAATGGTTGTAGGCTCTTTAACAATTGAATAAGCGAATAAGCCTAAATTGTTGCCTTGCACAATATGGCTGAAATTGTCCGATAATCGGACAACTGGCCAGAAAGTGAGCAAAAAATGGCAACAAAAAAAGCAAGAACCGCAAAAATCATCATCGAATTATCGGCTCACGAGCGCGAGGCTACCTCAACTGCTTTGTGCGGTTGGCGCGCAGCTGGCACAGCGCTCGGGCGGGCTTACCTAAAACTGGTCAGCGCGTATAAGGAAGTTTACCGCGCGCGGGAAGGTGACTACAATCCAGAATTATTGCGTAAAGCAGTTCTGGATTACGCAAAGAGGCAGATAGGTTTGGATGATTTTGATAGGCGCAAATTTTCCCGCTCGTGGAAACTCCTGGAATTGCAACCCGATACCGAGAAAGCGCTGAAAATCACGGAAAGTGAGGTCGATAAACTGGTCGCTTTGCCGGTCAACAAGCTTTCCAAAGCCAACGCGCGTAAATTACGCGCCGACTTGGCTGCCGGATATTGGGATAAGGGTAAAAAGCGCCGTTCTACCGTCCTAAAAAGGTACGGCTTGGCACCCAAAACCCCCCCAAAAAAACCCGACGATAAAGGTCCGGATGAGAATCCAGACAAAAAAGGTCCGGATAAGCCATCGGTCGAGGACAAAGCCGATGAGCTAGCTAAGCGCGGGCCAGACGTGTCGTTGGATTTAGACAAGCAACGGGTTACCCTCTTTGACCAAGTTACCGAGCTTCCCAACGCCGCCCGGCTTTGGGTAGTCCGAAACTTGCTGGCGATGTTGGATGAATCCGAATACTTAGAGGTCCTGCGTGAGAGTTTGGCCAAAAACACCTTTGGTGTGGATTTTCGTCGTCGCATTGCTGGTTTGTCCCTTGGTGCGGCCGGATTCAGCGCTCAAGATATTTCTACCACGTTTTCAGCGCTTGACGCAGCGCACCAACAGCGCCAAAATGGCTCAAAAAGACACACTGCTTAACGTTAAGCAGCAAAAACGTAAACTCTTGCAGGGCAACAATTTAGGCTTATTCGTCGACTTGACAAATCTAAAATCCGTGGTATAATATATGTATGAAATGGCTCAAAAGTTATAGTTTTATTTGTCCGATAATCGGACATTTTGAGCCACGGTGAATAATGGATAACGGATAGCTGAGTAAAAGTTATCCACATGTTATCCACAGGTTATCCACAAAACCAAACAATGGATAACTGATAACTTGTCCGATTATCGGACATTTTGAAAGGTGGCAAAGCATGGAAAACATTACAAAGAAATACGGTCTCGTCCCTATGAGTAGGGGTCGTGTCCACAAGGTACGGACCATCCCGCCCCCACCTGGTGGGCCGTCCACAGCAGACATCTACCACAACAAAGGGCATTCCTCAATGCTCTGCAAGGACGTGGCCCTGTTCAACCCCAAACCGTGGGGTCGCAAGACCAGCAAGGCCATACCACGCAAGACCAGAGCCTATCTCTCTCTTGAGGACGCCCAAGCCTTGCGTTCCCACTTCCTACGAGAGGTACGGCTCATGCGTGGGCACGTAAAGGTGGAAAACGACCTGCCCACAGGTCAACCGCTCGGAGTCGCCCTGCAACAAGCCTTGGCATCAAAGCAATGAGTCACTCCGGGCTCCAACCATGTTTGTCCGATAATCGGATAGAAAGGAGCATTCATGCCAAACAAACAGTATGTTGTAATCGCACGGTACCCTCAAGCCGTAAATTGGTTGATGGACAATGTTTTAGTGAGGGCAACTTTTGTACCAGCCATCGAGACTAAAACTCCATCAAGCTACCTGGGGAGAGTTCTTATCTACTCTGCTTTTGACTGGTTCAATGTAGAATTAGGAGAATCTCACCTTGAAATTCCTGTCTATAAAACCCCCACGGCTCCTCTTATTCGGGGAAAGATAGCCATCTGGCTGGAACCTACCGTCCCTCTTTCTTTAGCCTTTGAAGCCTACGGTATTGTGCCTGTCAAGTTTGAAACCACTCCCAAAGATGACGAGGAGCTCGTTAGCATGTATCGCGAGAACGTCGGGGTCAAATTAGATACAATGGTAAAAGTAATCCATCTAGTTTGAAAGGACCAACCATGAAACGACCCAAACTACTTATCCGTGAGGGGCAAGAATGTACCACCCCCTGCCCTATCTGTGGCCAGACCATCTTTTGCCCTCCTCACCAGGACCTTGTCTCTTGCCCTTACTGTGGGCATCCTTGGTGTATATCCCCTACCGCTGACTGCTGGGATTATGACGAAGCAGAGAAGTATGCGGAGGACGCAGGGCTTGGAGCCTATCAAAACTAATTGTCCGATTATCGGACAGGAAGGAACCATCATGTACTCATGGTACGAAGATGATTGGGCTTGGCTGGACGACTTTATCTTGACAGATGAGGTCATAGATAAAATCATGGAAGCCTTGCACGGGACTAAAAAGGAAAAGCCCTCCAAGCAGGAAGACAAAAACAATGATTCACTCCGGGCTCCTCTCTGTAGGTTTGGACCGGGCGGTGACTTCACTACAGATTACTTTGGATAGAAAGGAGCAACAGAGATGGAAATTCCTACCCAAACTGTTACTAGAGAAGTGACGTGGGCGGATGAGGATGGTCGTAAGTATCGTTTAATAGCGAGAGCAAGTTTCGACGATGAATGTCATAATGGTCATGCTACTTTTTCATTGACCGGGGAGTTATCTACTTTTCCGGAACACAGGGCGAGGTGGGTATGGATTGCTGGAGGGTGTCTCCACGAGGATATTGCCAAGCGTATCCCTGAACTCGAAAGGTATATCAAGTGGCACTTATGCAGTACTGACGGCCCGATGTACTATATCTCCAATACGGTATATCTTGCAGGAGATAAAGATTGTTGGGGACACCGCAAGGGTGAACCCTCCAGTTGGCAAACCTTGCTACAGGTAGATAACTTCCCTGTAAGTTTGAAGGTTTCAAAATCCTTAGAAACTTTTCTACAAGATAAGATTCCTCCAGTCCAAGTTGGTGATGTTATTGAGGTTCCTCACGAAGATTCTGATTACCCTTACAGGCCCAAGTATGAGTTCTCTTGTCTGATGCCGAAAGAATGGTATCAATGCTCCTTTGATACTCGGAGGGAAGCTGAGGAATACAAGGAGTTGCTGGAACATTCTTCCAAATGGCATCTGGAGAAGGTTCCTATATCCTTCTCGAAGGGTAAGGAACGTGAACTTGACGCAGCACGTAGGGCAGCTATCTGGCCCGACGCTACCGATGAGGACCTGACTGCTCCTGGATTAAAGGAGAGACTCAAAGCTCGACTACCCCAACTTCTCAAGGACTTCCGTGATGCTATGGAATCATTAGGATTTACATGGCCGGAAGAAACGAAAGGGGGTGATGTATCATGCCCTAAACTTTAATGTAGTATGTATTTCGTTCTTGGTATTGTTAATTGTTTCTTTTGACGAAAGGAGTGTACCATGGTGCACGTAAGGGTTATTGACACGACTGGAACGGGGGGAATGGAAAGGATTGCTGTCGCGGAAGACAGTTTGATAGTGGACATCCTCAATGATGTTTTAGGGAACGTGGGAGGTTACAATCCTGCCCAGCACGCTATCAGAATCCGGAGAGCAGGTTGCCCCGGTTGGGAAACTATCCATCCCGAAGAGTCTTTGGCTACAGTCAACGAGGGCGATACTCTCACGGTTGGCTTGGCTAAGATGGAAGGCAACTGAGTTAATGGGAGGGTGCTCCGAGGTACCCTCCCTACTTTACTAGGAGCAAATCCAATGATGACTGTTGAAATTGAAGAACCTAAAATCAAACGTTCACCTCCAAAGAATAGAGGTTACTCTAAACCTCTCTGGAGACTTGCTGAGAAGATAGCCTCTCGACATCGCACCTTCGCAGATGCTCAATTCAATAGCCAATGGCTGGATACCCAGGGTTATGTGGCTAGAAACTCTACAACTTTACCCTTTGAACTCCCTTCAGAGGGTTTCCTCACTTCCAACAAAACTTTCAGAACTATCTTGCGAAGGCAGAGAACAATAATCAAAGAACTTATGCGACGGTCTAGCCAACTCTTGGAGTTCCGCAAAGGGTGTATTATAGCATCCTCCAAATATTCAAAGCCACAGGTATCTGACATCTACCAGAATCTACAATGGATACTGGATGAGCCTCCTACTTCTAAAGGAGGACTGTTTAACACACCTTCTCTCAATTATGGTTCGGAGATTCTGAGCATCGAGGAAGCCTCTATTGCAAACCTTTTGACTGTCGAGATACCGGCTTTCGAGCTCTTTGAAGACATGCCTCAAGTTGACGATTTAAGCCTCTCATTCGGGCCTTTCCGTATTGTCCTCCCTCTTATCACCTCACGTAGTAATTCTCAATGTGATATAGAATCCATGAAGGAGACTTTCATGGATGAGGACGGTGAAATTCATCCCCATACAAATGGGAGAGACCTATGTCTTGGCAAACACTTAGCTGCTTACCAACAACTCATGTCTCAAGGGCTGTTCTACCCCGCTCTCCAGATAGTGATAGGAGTGTTGCACGGATACGAACGTGAAGGAGCTTATAGAACTATTGCAACAATGGCAGGCTATACATCTTCGGATTGTTCCTGCTGTAATGAAACCTACCTCGACGAGGCGTTGGAAGTGTGTGTTTTCTGTGATGAGGCAGCCTGCCCTGACTGCATGACTGCATGTGACCACTGTGGAAGAGCTGTCTGTACTCTCTGCACACGTACCACTTGCCATATCTGTGGAGAGACTCTTTGTCCAGACTGTACCAAAGAATGTACTGAATGTGGCCATGTAGCATGTCCTGACTGTATGGAAGAATGTGTTGACTGTAAAGAAGAATTCTGCACTGAGTGCTTAAAGAATTGCAGTGAATGTACGGACTATGTATGTGGTGACTGCGAAGAATATTGTGATGTATGTGGGGAACTCTTTTGTGCCACATGTTATGAAGAACATTTCGTCCCCTGTAAGTCCTGTGATAAACTATTTTGTCCTACAGCTTTAGAAGATGGATTATGCGAAACTTGTCTAGAAGAAAGGAGCCAAGAAGCATGAAGAAAGGTAAAAGGAAAAAGCAAGAGTCAAAGAAGGAACAGTATTCGGCTGTTCAGCAACCCCGCCAATTCCTGAAACTGCCCAGCAATCCGGCCTTGAGGTTCACGCCCTACGCATGGGCAAAACTTTCCTTCTTCCGAAACCAGAGGGAGGATTGCGAGGTGAGTTGCTTTGGCCAAACTATGGAGGACGACCTGCTCTGTGTAGAGGACATCCTCTTGCCGGTCCAACAAGTAGGGGGAGCAGTCGTAGACCTCAACCAAGACAGCGTGAACGACCTGATAGCTGAAGCCGCCCTTGAAGGCATTCCTCCTTACCGAAGTTCAAGAGTCTGGATACACACCCATCCGGGTATGGGGACTAACCCCAGCGGTACGGACGAGGATACCTTCATGCGTACTTACAGCCAGATGTCATGGGCAGTAATGTGTATCCTTGACCAGAACCTCACGGGAGCCTATATTCGACTCCAATATTCTCCAACCAAAAGTCCGGTAGGTTTTATCAACCTTCATGCCGAAATCGCTTGGGACCAGCCTTTCCCCGGAGTTTCCCAACAAGATAAAGAGCACTGGAAAGAGCTTTACGAGAAGCAAGTCACAACCCTTCCACCTACAAACTTCTTATGTCCTCCCTTTGACCCTAAAGGCTGTTATCAAGGAGGTTATGATGAAGAACTTTGGGATACCAGAGAAGTTTACATAGACCTTCTGAAAGAGGACTTCGGAGTGTCGGGCACGATGGAATGCCCGGCTTGCAACGCTACAATCTCTCTTAAAGCCTTGGAGTATATGGATTGGAAGTGTCCTAAGTGCTATCTCGACGTAGTTGAAGAATATTTTGACCTGTCCTTCGAGGAGGAAAAGGAAGAAGTCGGAGGTAAACTTGTAGAAGTAGCAAGCGTGGAAGAAGCAAAAACAAGAAAGGATTAACAATGGTAAAAACTAAAGAACCAACTCTCGGATTACGTAACGCAAGACAGTGGGATATTCTCCCCGACCAATGGCTCCAAGACACAACTGTTGGAATCATCGGAGTAGGTGCAGTAGGCAGGCAAGTAGCTCTAATACTTGCAGCTATGGGTGTAAAACATATAACCCTATGGGACCACGACACCGTAGATGAAGCCAACTTAGGGGTTCAAGGTTTTCGGCCTGACCAGTTAGGGCAGCTCAAAGTCTCAGCCTGCCTAGATGACATGACCCGAATCTATCCGGAAATCGAAGTGACTGCAATACCTACTCGTTACGAAGTTACAAAACCTTTACAGGCTGTCACTTTCTGCTGTGTAGATAGTATATCAGCCCGCCGAAGCATTTTTGTTCACGCTTTCAAATCGAAAGACTGTAGTCCTGAAGCTGTATTGTGGTTGGACTCCCGCTTGGCCGCCGAGCAGTACGATATATTATCTTGCTACAAGCGTGATTCTGAAAGCATCGCTGCCTATGAGAAATCCTTATTTCCCCAAGAGGAGGCAGCCAAAGTCAGGTGCACCGCTAAGACAACTCTCTACTGTGCCTCCATGTGTGCAGCAACGTTGGTTGCTTATTTCTCCCAACATTTACGTTACATGCCTCTTCAGTCTGTTCTTCACTGTAACATACTGGCATTGTCAATGACTTATGATTAAGGAGCCCGGAGTGATAAGAGTACTAGATTCAAAGAAACCCAAACGTACAGTAGCCCGCGAGGTCCTGCTATCCGCTCTACGTCTGGACCCCATACCTTCTATCATTTCAGCAAAGGTCTCTCGTGTAGTAGGCTACAAGTGTAGGAAGTTGGCGGGGCCGCTCTACTACGTACTGGCCCGGAACGCCAAGCACCACACATCCTACCCAATATGGAAATACGTGGTATTTTGCTACGACCTGAAGCAACCTCCCTACTTCATAAGGGAATTGTCACGAAGCTCTACGTCTTATACTAGCCTGTTACTCTACTCTCAGAAACTCTATTATTGGTACAAAGAGTTGGAAGATAGGGACCTTCAAGATATATTGGAAATTATGGCTACAAGGGAAAAGGCCCACCGGGTAGCCCTCAAACACCGGGCCGAATTGGAGAAAAAAATATGGAATCAGTACCAGATGGGACAGTACAACGACAAGTAATTGAACTCCTCATGGCGGAATCCCACGCTACAGCTGTAAGTAAGGGTTGGTGGGAGAAGGAACGCAGCTTCGGTGACCTTATGGCCAACGTACACGCAGAAGTCTCTGAAGCATTTGAAGCCTACCGAGAAGGTGATGACATGCAGGTGGTTGCAAGAGAACTCGATGGTAAGCCGATAGGCATAGCCAGTGAACTTGCCGACGTCCTTATCCGTATCTTCGACCTGTGTGAAGAATTGAATATACCTCTATGCCAAGCCCTCGAAGATAAGATGTCTTACAATAAACGACGGCCCTACAGACACGGATACAAGAGGGCCTAACCCTACAGTCCTCTCAATAAGAGAGGGAAAGGAGCTTTGCAATGGCAAAGAAAGAAGAACACGTGCAATGTTTGACTTGTGGACAGGTGTGTGGAAGCCTTGGAGGTTACCGGAACCATGCAATCTCGCTGCACAAACTGCAAAGGAGTGAGCAAGAATTCGAGTACACTTCGTTGCCTGTGACGCCTGCCAACAGAAGAAGGGCCAAGAAAGACTTCGACAAACACAAAGTAAAAGAGGAGCCCGGAGTGTCAGTAGCTTCCAGTGTATCTCCCCAAGTGCTTGTCTCGGCTAACCAACATCTGTACGTACCCGTCTGGATGAAGATACCTTTGCAGCCGGGCCAACCTACTTCACTCATTACTCAACTTGAAATGGAAAGAGAGGTGAAACAGTCATGACAGAACAGCAGATAAAGTGGTTTATCGACACTGTACCTCCGCCCCCAAAAAAAGCAGTAAGGGGTCTAGACCAGAACCGCAAGGTGGTTTGGAACAGCGAGACAGTGAAGGCTGTGAGGCGCCTTGCCAATCGAGGCTTCTCAATCTTCACAATCGCAACTATGACTGGCCTTACGCCTAGCCAAGTAGGTTATCGGCTGAGCAGATTGGGTGTGAGCGTTATAAACTACCGTCGAGGACACAGCGAGGCAGCCCAAGTTGAATTAAAGAGGGTTGAAAAACTATGGGACAGGTAGAGCCATACATTTTCGGAGTGTCATATCCCTGCAAGAACGAGAAGTGTGGATTGTGGACTCAGTGTGTTCACTCCGGGCTCCCTACTAGGTTACATGAAGTTGAGAGTCACTCCGGGCTCCATCATGAGAAGGCCGTGCTGGTAGTAGGTGAAGCTCCCGGCTACCATGAAGATATTGCAGGGAAGTCGTGGGTTGGACCGACAGGTCAGTTGCTTTGCAGATTTCTGGACTCGGTGAAGTTATCTGAAAAGGTGGATGTTTATCTTACGAATGCTTGCAGGTGCAGACCTGAACAGAACAGTACACCGACTAACTCCAAGATTAAGAGTTGCCGTCCCTATCTCCTTGAGGATATGAAAGTGTTATCTACTTACTACTCGGAACTTATCTTGTTCGTACAAGGAGCAGTGGCTTGTAGGGCTGTAACTGGACGAATTCTTAAAGAGGGTTTTGCTTCACAAGGTGCTAAGTTGTCCGAGTTACCCGGCAATCCAAGGTTCTTTGCAACTTACCACCCTGCAATATTGTTGCCCGGTAGGAAGCCTCATCTTGTTGAAGCTGTTAAAGTTCACTGGTCTTTACTGTTGGACTACCTTGATGGTCGATGGGAATCTACACGTCAAGCTCCAATAAAATATAAAGTAGCATTAAATCCTTTAGAGGTTTTCAGTTGACAACATCTAGTTCCACAGTTTCCAGCCCGGTTTTATCCCGGTAGTGGCCTGGTGGCGTTCGCTTGGGGCTGGAGCGTGCGATGTCACACGTAATAAAAACAGGCGGGCGACAGAAACGGCGGTTCGACTCCGCTGGCCGGGATTATAATTTTAATGGAAGGAGTTTACAATTATGCAAGAGGATAAAATTAAAACAAAATGCCCTTGGAGGTTTGAGTTAGGAGAAGAGGTTCAGTTTGACTCTTACTACGCTCTTAGAGATTTTCCAAGGAAGGGGAGTTGTCAGCGTGACTTTTATGTAAAGCACCCTACGGGAAGCCCGCTAAAGGGAATCATAACAGGTTATAGACTCGTCTATGGTACTCTTGTAGCGTGGCAAGAAGGTGATTTCCCTGAAGTTGACTGGCTAAACGGAGAACATACTTTCTGGGAAGTAAAACTGAATCTTATAAGTGAAGTGTTTCTCGTCTTAAGTACAGATTTATGGAGGATTTGAACATGAAATGTGGGATTAGAGTGCCTAAATCATTTAAGCTCTACGGTTTTACTTACAAGGTGAAGCTGGTCAAAGTTTCTAAAAAGAGAGCTAAAGAATCACCTTGGGTGGGCAGGATTAACCATGATACGCAAGAAGTTGAATTACTACTTCCCCCTGCGGGTTACAGTAAGGCAACTATAGAACAAACTTTTTATCACGAGTTAGCCCATGCAATACTTTTTCATCTTTCTGAATTAACAAAGGGAAAACCATTACATCGAAGGGAGGATTTCGTGAACAGAATCGGCTTGCTTCTCCATCAATATATGAACACAAAAAGATAAAGAGAAGATTATTGAAAGGGTAAGAGATGAAATGTAAAGTAACTTATCGTCATACTTGTTGCATGCCTGACGCCTCGGAAGGGTTTCCGAGGACTACCATAGAAATCCGTGTTGAGGACGTCAAGTTGTTTCCCTATACGCGTTCGTATTCAGTGATAAATCCATCGTATCTCACTTTTGAGGAGATAGGACATGCGTTGTATACAGACATGTTGGAGGTGGGGAGCCGAGTTCCCTTAGAACAACAGAAGATTGAGATTCTTAAAATGGAGTTTGAATATGATGACTAACAAACTAAAAGCATCCTTACTTCGAGAACTCAAGGAGGAGGAAGCAGGGTGTGCAAAAGAGAACTGGGACGGATACCAAGCGTTACCTGTCCCCTCAAAGCTATTTCGCCTTGCCGAAAACTTCATCCGTGCAATCCCTGACCGTACATTAAATATGCTGCATACTGCCGAGGTTAACCCGCTGCCCTATGGTGAGCTAGGCATAAATTTTCAGTATACAGATAGCTGGCAAGACGGGTATTTGATGCTGTGGATTGATGAGGGGGAAGGGTATAAAGGGATGTATATTTATGAAGGAGGGAAGTTCCAACAGCTTGTCAAGATGTGCAACTTGGATGAGGTTGTAGAAGAGTTAGAGGCTTACGCAGAGAGGAAACAATATGAGTAGCAAAATAAATTTTACCGTTAAGGATACTTTGAAGATGCTGTCAAGAGAGTTTGACTTGAAACGCAAAACTATTCTTGATAATATCCATACTCAGAGACTTATTTATTTACTTCAAAGAACCGGGGTGAAACTAAGGTATGATTTTAGCTGGACATACTACGGGCCTGATTCTTCTGAGTTATTTTTTGATGCTTATGAAGTTTTGGACTCTAAAAGCTCGGAGTATGCATATCGGACGAAGGACCTGAAATTCGATTCCTCTAGCCAGAAAAAACTTAGTGACTTCCGAAACCTCTTAGGTGATAAATTAAACAACACACAATTTTTAGACCTATTTGCCTCCCTTGATTTTATTTGTAAAACTTGGTTTCCTGATACAGATGTTAATAATATCTTACCTTTGATGAAAAAGTATAAGCCGAGCTACTTTGATGGTGAGTTGATAGAAGATACTGACATTATACAAGCATTCAATTTACGTAAAGTGTTTTGTGGAAGGATGGTAAAGAAATGAACTTCCATAAATTCCTACAAATCTCCGGCATCATCTTCTGGATGCTCGTTGCGTTCGTGATTGTAACGTCACTAATAAATATAATGTGGAAAGGGTTGTAGGATGAAATGCAGATACAATAGGCATACGCAGGCGGGGAATTTTTCGTGTACTCCAGAATGTCTGGTAATAAATTCGTTGGGGATTGTGTTGACAAATAATATCTATCTAATTGGGGGGATACCTCGACGGCTTTTTCTAGGTCAAGAATTAAAGAAATTTGATTCTATGATAGATATAGATTTCTTTACTACTTCTGAAAATTCACTTAGTGAATTTATATCACGGAATTCTTTAAGTAAAAGCAAGAAATGTTCATCTACTCTCTGTGATACATATACGGATAGACATTCCAGGTTACTCCACCATCTTAAATGTCGTCCAGGTGTTCGAGATGTGTTTCAGCTTATGGATACTTTTGATTTTACAATTTGCCAGTTTGCTATGTCCAAAGATGCTTTCTGGCTAACAATAGATGCAGAGATTCATGCCAGAGCGAAGGAACTACATCACGCTACTTTGACGCCCAAATGGCTACTCTCTACTATAAAAAGGATAAACAAATATGGAAGGCAAGGATTCAAGGCACCTAGCGACGCAGTAGAGGTCTTGGCAGAAGCGATAAGAGACTTATCTGATAATGAGTGGATAAATCAAGAGAATTTCAGTGGTGGAATTGACACGTTGGGTGCAAAAGACCCTGAGACCGTCCTCATAAAACCGGAGGATGTAGAACAATGAAACTATCCACGCAAATATTTTTGCTTCTAATAATTTTTGGGACATCTACTGTCCTTGTCCTTGCGTTTGACAACCTTCCCACTCTCTCCCAACGCTGGCTTCAACCTAAAGTTAGTCACGTGTTCATTGCACAAGGAAAGTTGGAAAGCAAGAAACTCGACTGGGTAAAAGTGCCAGTCGGGAAAAACGGGACGATAACTATTATGCTGACGGATGATGAAGGGAAAGAATTGACGACGGTGTGGGTAAGAGTGCCAGTTTATAACTTGGATGATTTTAGGAAGGAGACGAAATGAACAACCAACCATTGATTGACTTCTTAGAGGAATGGATAAAAACTCCTGACAATCTCACTGCCGATGATTGGAAGGGGATAGAAGAGGCAGTAGGAAGTGAATATCAAGCTAGATTGACTGAGGAACGCGACAAGTTTATAACCTCTTTAAATAAAATAAAGGTTAAATACAACAACATATCAGCTTCTTGGGTGAGAATAGAGAAGCTTCTTAACAAAATCTATGATAGCGAAGTATCAATCGGCAGAGAAATAGAAAAATTAACTAGGAAGGAAACGAAACAATGAAAATTGCAGGGATAGATTTTCCAGACAAATGCCCCGATGATTGTTATTTAGGAAGGAACTGAAATGAACCAAGATAAAAAAGACGGTGAATGGAGAGTTTGCATTAAACTTACTTTGAATCTAGTACCAAACCACGAAACTCCTTTTTGGTTATTTGAACAAGTGTTATACAGAGGGCAAAATTATAAAACCGCTCGTGACATCCAAGACCAATCAAGAAAAAAATTTGACTTTAACCAAGGGATAGGGAAACCGGCATTGATAACGACATTGGAGGGCGGAATTTTTAAGGACACACCAATGCAATCTTTTGAAACTATCCGTCACATAAGCATGCTATTATACAAAGAGGACACAGAATGACAACCAAAGCAACGCTTAGTCTCTATGTCTGGGAAAACCTCGTCCTTTAACTCATGAATATTAAAAATAACTTGTAGAACGAAATATTTTTTGTGACAGTCCGGAGAGACAGGCAAACTTTTAAAAACGCATTGCAGGTTCGAGTCCTGCCGGGACCAGTGAAAGGGCAAGGTAAGAGTGATATTGAATATTCCAAAAACAGTTGAGTTGTGGTTCATATATAACCCGGAAGAGCCTTCTTGTCGTCCTATATATGAGTATGCTCATGTAAGATTTGACCCGATAAGCCTTAGATGTACAATAAAATTGCTTCCTCCGGAACCTTACGCTCCCGAAGTATGGAAGGTTAATGCTGAGCTATTGAATGATATACTTAAACAAATAAAAGAACCATATAGAATCTCTTATTTTTGGTGGCTACTCCCTAAAGAGCAACCGCCAGATTTAATCAACGATAAGAACCTAGTTCACAACGAACCTTTTGTTTATGATTTTTCATAGAAAGGCAGGCCACAAATGAATAATGACGGATTTCGGTTGAAGTTTGACATTAGGAAAAGTGACTTATCAAAGGTCAAGGTTGGAGACTGGCTATATTGGCTAATGGAGAGCCGATGGATAAAAGTGGTAACGGTTATCGAACAGAAATATGATGACCCTCACCCTATTCGTTGTATGTATAAGGATTGGGCCGGAAGCATAATGGGTTTTATGATAGACGGTAAGAGGATTGACAGCAACACAATTCCTGTTCTTTTCACCGACTGTCCCTTTTTCGACGGCCCGCCGAAACCTATAGACTTGCCCTACCGTCCTGATTTTGAAGTTGACCATAAAGTTTGGGTGGCAAGGGTAGCAAATCCACAAGTTAAAGGTGTTCAAGCCTATCATTTTGCACGGTGGCCGAAGCATAAGGAAGATTCAGGAATCCACGTCTTCCAACTAGGGAGGACATCGCATTCTCAAACTTATCTTAATGATACAGTATATGCTTCTGTCTGGGGTGAGACACGAGAAGAATGTATAAGGAAGATAGAGGAGAACAATGAATAGCAAAGCCATCCAATTACTGACCATACTAACACCAGTATATACTGGCATAGCTCTAGAAGCCTTTGACGAAGAAAGCCAACAGTGGTACGGAATCCTCCACGAACTTTACCCTGACAAGTGTCACCCCTCCGTACCTACCAGTCAAAAAGTGAGGAGAACGGCAGTACAGTTCATCTGTGGAGTAAGAGGGCGGGGCTGGAATATCTCCTCCGGCACCCATAACCTTTATTACATATCAGAATCGCACAATAGACTCCTATGGAGATGGAATCTGCTAGACCCCACCCTAACTTGGAATTCTAACATCCAAGGAGCCTTCACCCCTGCCAACTTGAGACGTTGGATACGTCAACATTCCAGCAAATAGAAGGGATAAAAACATGGACCTTAAAATGTTGACTGCACTTTACGACTTAGAAAAGGAAGTTACCAAGGCGGCTGAAACAATAGAAAACCTTCGGCAAGATAAAGAGGAACTCCAACAGGATTTGCAAGCTGCCAAGGATAAGATTGCTGGATTGGAATTGCTACTTCAGACGTACCAGGAAAGCCACACCTTCCTATTCAATTCCCAATGGAGGAGGTAGCCATGCAGACAACCTTCCCTTCTCTTGTAAGTATAGACATCGAGACTTATGGCATCCTTAAAGGCCAGCAACAGAGATTCTTCCACCCTGTCCAATCAAAAATACTAGACCAAAGGAGCCCGGAGTGCCAAGTAGTTACAGTTGCTTTTGCTTGGGAAACCCCCGGAGGTATCGACGCTGCCCTCTATGTCTGGAAAGAACAAAACCACCGCAGAAAAGTAGAGGAATGGTTCCGTCTCATGAGATTGCATGGCAGCACGCTGCTAGGTTTTAACACCCTGTTCGACCTCTCGTACCTTCGGGCGGCAAGTGGAAGCATCAGGTATCACTCCGGGCTCCATCCTAACCAGTCTCGTATCTTACTAGATGATGTAGCCATTATCAACTTCTTGGACTTTGAGGAGCGTCCGGAGAAGTCTCTTAAAACTCTCAGTACTTTGTTTGGAGTGGGTGACTACCAACAAGGGGAACTTAGTGTTAAGGAGCTCCAGAAATTTGTGACATCTGGACACAACAAGACTTTACAGAGATACAACGTAGAGGACGCTGTCAATAACCTTAAACATTACCGATTGCTTCTCTCTAGGGTAAAGGAACGCTGGCCCGGTAGTGCCAAACTCTCCAGTATCTGCAAGGCTCATCGGGATTGTCTCCTCCGCATAGGTTTAGAAATGAAAGAATCTGGTATTCAGATGGACCTGCACAAACTTCTTCGGAAACATTTGGAACATACCCAAGAAGTAGAGAGGCTAGAAGAAGGAGCCCGGAGTGAATACTCCATCAGCCTTTCAGGTAAAGGTTCTGCCGGTGACAAAAAGAAAATAGTGATGGAAGCGATGGAAGGAGGTTTATTGGACGACCCCGAAGTCCAGTTTACCGAGAAGAAACATGAGGTCTGTGTGAATAAATCCAACTTGGAACTCCTATTGTCCAAGCTACCAGCTTCACATCCTCAATATAAAGCCTGCCAGCTTATGTACGACCACGTGGCCCATAAGAAACTCTTGGATAGTTACTACGTCCCCCTATTGCATAAGCCTTCTAAAGGTCTAATCAGCCACCGAGTCCCTCGCTGCTACCCCAGTTGGCACCTTGTACCTAGCTTCGCCCATAAAGGTTCGACGACTGCTTATGGCACTATACAGGGCAGGATAACATGTACAAAGCCGGGCTTCCAAACTTGGCCCCCGGAAGTGAGAGAGTGTATGAAAAGCCGGTGGCCCCAAGGTAAGCTACTCTCCGTGGACTACAGCCAATTGGAACTGTATATTGCAGCCTTACTTAGTCAGGATAGGTTGATGGTGGAGGAGACTCAGCAAGGGATTGACCGGCACTCGGTAAGTGGGCAGATGATTTGCGAGACCGTCGGGGTACGGCTGTCGAACGATGACCCTTTATTTCGTAAGGTATGGAGGCAGATGGGTAAGACTCTTAACTTCCTTGTGCTGTACAGGGGAGGGGCCAACAAGTATCTGGAGACCCTCATCAAGATGGCAGGAGAAATGAAGAACGTGGAGCTCCTGAAGATAGTCAAGGAGAAAATGAACCGTTGGGCCTGTCACGAAGTCCTGTCCCGGTTCGATTCCCGCTACCACGAGTTCCGAAGTTGGCAGGAAAGCCTGATAAATCTGGCTTCAGAACAGGGGTATTTGGAGGTAGAAACTGGCTGGAGCCGTACATTTTCAGGGGGCCCCGCCACCATTAGAAGGACTTACATCAATGAAATATGCAACTTCCCAATCCAGACGGTGGCCGCACAGATAACGCAAGCTGCTCAGTTTCAAGTACTTATGGAAATGAGGAAGGAATCACTCCGGGCTCCTATGTGTGCTCAGACCTATGATTCCATTCTGATTGATTCGCCTCGTGGGGAAGTGGATTTTATAAAAAAAATATTAAAAAAGGTATTGCCACGGCCTTACATTATGGATATATTTGAACGTAGCCGGAAATTGGTTGTCACCTTAAAATACGAAATAGAGGAAAAGTGATTCCATGAGGCTGTTCTCTAAATCTTGTCCTAGTACCCTTACTGTAGAAGTGGATTCTAGGGAGAAGTACCCTTTCCTGTTCCCCGAAACTTTCAAGATGAAGGACAGATTCACCCACCGGACCAGAGTCATCAAGGTGAAGGTGGTCAAGAAGGCATTGAAGTCGGGGGATTATCGACTTGCAGAATTTCCAAACGATGTTATAATAGAGCGTAAATCAGGACGACGGGAGCTTCATTCGAATATTTCTAGTAGAGACTCCCGGAGGCAAGGAAGGGCCTTTGTCCGGCTGAAGAAGGCTTGCCGGTATCCCGTTCTAGTTATTGAAGCTAAACCGGGAGACTTCATAGAAGATGATGTAGTGACGGGTTCGGGAATGTTGATGACCCAGAACCTTTGCAGAGTTTTAGCCCAGCAAGATTTTACTGTCATGTTCCTGCCTGGTAATAAGAGGATAAAAACAAGACGTGCACTTGGTTTGTTTCTGCTACATTACATGGTAGCGTATGCGTTGTATGGAGCCCGGAGTGATTGAGGAGGTTACAAGCCTGCGAGACTTGGCCTCCTCCCTCCTTTATTTCTAAATTTGAAAGGATGTTAAAATGCCTTACGGTAAACCCCAATCAAGTATCGGATGGCCTGTTTCGGCGACGTTAACTGTATCCCCTGCTACTTTCTTGGCCCCCGCTTCCCATGGGATAAGCCATTATTTGACCGGCCTGCTGGTTGACCCCGCCGCTTCCGGTAATAAAATGACTATTTGCCGTTCAGGTTCACTTGGTTTAGTCTCAGGAGAAACTTTTACACAAGCAGACAATGCGGCGTTGAAGCCTAATAGTTCTGATTTTCTTTTCGATTTTAATTTCAAGACTTCTGACTCTGTAGCCTCTCTCTTTTCTAAGGATGATGGAGCAGATAATAAATATATATTGAAGTTATCTTCAGGGAAAATTCAGTTAATTATAGGGGATGGTACTGATACAGCTACTATCACCGGAACTGCTTCACTGTCCAATTCGGCATGGCATCATGTTTTGATGGGAGTTGTGAATCGGGACGGGACAAACGATACCGCTGTACTTTATGTCGATGGCGTTGCGGACAGCCCTACGGTATCGGGTACCTTAACTTCAGTAGGTGCGATAACTGGAGGCACTACCGACTTGACTGCCTCCACAGGGATACTCGTATATCTCGGCCCTTTTGGTATCTATATCGCCTCCTCATTAACTGCTTCTACACTGGTTCAAGACCCTTACGCTTTTTCGGGCGACGAGACAAACTTGTCGGCAGCTTGGAACTTTGGGGAGGGTACAGGAGCTACGATAGAGAGTGTAGTTTCAGGCATGGGGAATGCCTCTCTAGTCAGTAGTGCTAACTGGAAAACGGATGACCCCTTAGGTGAGAAGGATACCCTGCCTGCACTTGAAGAAATTCCTTTAACAGGTAAAGGTGACGGCTGCTTGGAGTTTCCTCATCCCATCAAGATTGGGAGTGGCCGAGGTATAACTCTGTTTGGAGACCCTTCAACAACTCTCACTGTTACTGTATTTGGTTATACTGATAGCGGTTCTTAACCTCCAATAAATTATTCTGGAAAGGAGTAATGAGATGGAAGCGATTCCTCAGGGGGATGTTCTCGGTCAGCAGACATTTCCCTTTGTTGACAGAGCATCGTTGGAGCCCGGAGTGAAATATGATACTGTGCTTGCCCGGCTCAACGACATGTACAAACCCTTCTTTGTTCCGGTCCGGGCCAGCAATATTGGGGCTTACTTCAGTTGTCCCCGACGTTACCTCTACAGGTCTCGATTGAAACTGTTTCCTACTCAGACCTTTATTTCCCCAGCCCTGGAGACCGGCACTTATTTCCACCGTTTCATGGAATTGCCTTACCGTGAATGGGTAATAGTGGGGCAGGAATACCAGAAGTCTGTAGATAATATTGTTTATCAGATAGAGCGGGAAGGAGACTTGGACGGTCGGTTGGATAAGGCTCTGAGGGATACCTCTCAGGCTTACGAGAAAGCTCACGTGATGGCCGAGATTATGAACCGCAAAGTATCTCTGCCTATGGGCAGCAGGGTTATTACAGTAGAACAGGAAGTAGAAGCTCACATCAAACTTCCTATAGACCCGAAGCATCCTGAGTACGTCTTAGTGCAAGGCAGAATAGACCGTATAGAGGAGACTAAAGATGGGGAGTTCTGGATTGTGGATTGGAAAACTACCAGCTTTACCCCTGAAGCCGTTGTAGCTGGCTATGCTTATAGTGATGCCTGTCTCCTGTATAGATTGTTGGGCGCCCGCTGGTTGGAGTCGCAAGGCTTGGACCCGAAGAAGTTGACGGGCTTTAAGTTGAACGTGATAGCCAAACCCTCTATCAAGTTCTGTCCTAATGGGAAGGATTCCAACAAAGATGGGCTGTATGAAAGCCCTTGGAGAGCCTATATAGCAAGATGTACTGAATGGTATGAAGAGCAGGAAAAGAAAGGGAAGCAAGTCTTCACTCAGTATTCCATTCGATGGGTAAACTCCTCCATATTGCCGGATGAGTTTCTCTACAAGCTGAAGCGGATGGCCTTCCTTGGAAGTACGAGGGAGACATTGACAAAGGAAGGTTTGGGTTTACACTATCCCAGGAATCATCATTCCTGTGCAGATAGCTATGGCCGGACCTGTCCATATTTGGACTTGTGTACGTATAATTATGCGTTGTGGCCCTCGTTGTTGGCCCAGCGATTTACAGTAAGGCCGGAAGGTAAATAAGGTTTCGGAAAGGAGCAAATTATGAGTACCGAGAAGCAGGAAGTATTTCAAAAAACTGACCCGGCGAAGCCCCCTTCAGTATCTCTTGGCTGGCAAAATCTGGGAGTGTCCACAGGCTTCGACCCTCCTCCCGCGACTAAGTTGAGGATGATGGTTGTAGGTCCTCCCGGTGCGGGTAAGTCAACCTTCATCATGAGCAGACCTCGATGCTTAGTCATCAGCTTAGAGGGTTCGGCTAAATTTGTTTCCTCCCCCAGAACTAGTTGGGTTATGCCTACCAGCCCGGCCCACTACCGTCGTATCATTGCCAAGCTGGAAGAAGAAGCCAAGCTGCCGAATCGTACATACGATTGTATAGCCTTTGACCCTTTAGACCACCTACTTCCCTTTCTAGATGAAGAATTGGTCAAGCTGTACGACAGTGAAGGGAATCGAGGATTAAAAACCATTACGGAGTATGGTGCTTCTGGTAAGGGTTGGTCCATCCTTTGCAATACCTGCCAAGAGGAATTGCAGAGGCTCACTCTTTGGGGTTATAGCTGGGTAGTTATAACTCACATTGTAGAAAAGACAAGGAAAACAGCTAGTGGTATGGAGTACACTGTTAACCGGTACAGTCTTGCCCCGTCCGTTGCCCAGATGATAGTCGCAGAGACCGACTATGTACTGGGTATCATGGAAAAGGAGGAAGATTATGTAGAGAAGGTGAGAAAGAAATATACTCTTAAGGGTAAAACCATGTACCGGGAGGAATCCATCAATAAGACGAAGAAGTACAGAGTCTTGGCTCCCGGAGATTCTTCTCAATGTCCGGGAAAGAAAAGGATAGAAATCCCTTCAGACATGGAGTTACCAAGATTGAATGGCTGGAAGATATTTGAGGATGCTTATAACAAATCAGTAGAAGATTTGAGAAAGAATGAGAATGTATTCTAAGACTCTACAGGAGAGTCTTTCGTCTAAGGTCTGTAAAAATAAGGAGAATAAAAATGAGTCAGACCGATGTTTTTAATCAAGTGTTGGCGGAAGCAAATTCAGTATTTGCTGCGGAAGCGGAGAGTGTAGCGGATAATTACCCGGAGCCGGGAACCTATGTGGTACTCCTCACCCGGATAGTTCGCTCTGTCAGAGAGAGAAAAAGAGACGGTAGCAAGTATGCCTCATGGCGTTTTCAACTGAGGTGTATCGAGGAAGGTGAGTATCAAGGGGCCGAATTCCCCATGTATATGTCCTCGGCGGCTACTTGGAACTTCGGTTACATCAAGTCGCTGGTTCATATGGCTACAGGTGCTGAGTGTCCTGACGACATTCAGAAGGCTGACAAACTCCTCGACCAAGTAGTAGGCAAGTTACTTCAAGTGAAGATACGTGCCAACAAGAATCGGGACATCCCTGATGTGTTCGTCTTGGAAGTCCTTGGCGACGCTGACGAAGAAGTTAAAGGCCAAGACCCCTTCTAGTCCCGCAAGTTAATTATCTCCAATAGGGAGTCTCGGTCTATGTGGGCCGGGGCTCCCACCCTTTACGAAAGGATGTACGTATGGCTAAAAAGAAAGTGACTTCCAGAAAATCAACCTTGAATTTTAAGACGGCGAAGGCTGCCCTTAAACGTAAGGAGTCTCCCGACAGTATCCCTGTGGAGTCCAAAGGGGAACCCGGATACCTTTCGGTGCCTATGCCTTCTCCCTATTACTTGATGGTACAGGTAATTGAACAACGTAAGGTTACAGAGGGAGGCATCTTTATGCCTGACAATGCCTTCCAAGAACCCATGCCTTACGGTAGAGTAGTGGCTATCGGCTCCGAATGTAAACTTTACAAGGAAGGAGATTACGTATTGATGAGTCGGATGGCCGGGCAACCTCTTGTGGTTGGGAAGATTACGTTACTTTTCATACGAGAGAGTGACGTACTGGGTACGATGAAGTGGATTCCTGACAAAAAAAATGGTTGACTCCGGGCTCCATCGGGCTATAATGGTATAGTCTGTTGAGTCCATTGTATCTTGTAAGGAGATTGATATGAAGAACAGACGGTCTTATTTGTTGACCTTCTCCTTAATCCTTGTACTTCTTCTGTTCCTTTACGGCTGCCAGACTTATACCAGCCCTTCAGGTACAGAGACTACGGGTTTAAGTCAGCAGGTCACGCAGACGGGGGACGCTATTGCAGGCGCCACGGAGAAAATAGCTCCCGCAGTGGGTGCTTTTCTTCCCCCTCCATGGAACGAAATACTTGCTATCGCGGTTCCATGGTTACTTGCAGGTTGGGCTAGCTTAAGGAGTGCTAGGCTGACTAAAGGTTCTAGGGCTCATGCGAAAGCCTTGGAGAAGGTGAAGTCCGAGAATAAAGAGGTTTGGACAACTGCTATTGCCCCTGAGCTACGGAAGGCGGAGAGGGAGGCGGCAGCAAGTTCCAAGATTAAACCTATTATGCCGGACAAAGCCTAGAGCCGAGGATGTTGGGACTCATCCACCCAGCATCCTTTTAGAGTTGACGAGTGATGTTACCTTTTAGCGTATGCTAGAAATTAAAAATGGAGACTTATAAATGAATGAATCCAAACCGCAGAATGAAAATTACTGCAGTTCCTAGATGTAAAACATCAGAGCATCGTAAGTTTTCTCTCAATCTTCAGGATGTTCCTGGAGTACTCGTCAACTCAACTTTTAGATTTTTGTCGTCCTCTTACAGGACGTGGATTGAAACGTGCTAGGCAATGGAAAAGGTTTTTGCTCCTTTCGTATCGGGGGTAGGGCTCGGTGTCCTACCTCCGGTATTTTATAAGGAGCCCAGAGTGTTAACGAGGCCCAAGAAAAAGACCTAGACTCCCCCCATTCTCCATCATTCCCACCGTCTGCTCTGCCTGGCTCATCCCCACCACTTCTTTCATTAACGGTTGATAAGCAGCAGGGAGCCCGGAGAGGATACGCTGCACCCTATCCATCTGGTGCCGGTTGCTCACAGCCTTCAAATCTGTTTTCTTTACTCTCAACGGGCCCAGTTCAGGGTAGCGATGCCGGAAATCTTCTTGTATCTTCCTAGCCTTCTCGACATCGTTATGTGAAAGAGCCTCTAAGAATTGTCGTCTAATCTCCCTGATAGTATCTCGTTGTTTCAAAAGGTATTCAGCCAACTGATTCTGAGTTGTCTGGTCGGTAGTACGTATCCCGATTGACCGAGCGAACAACTGGATAGGGGTGAAATTCTGGATGAGTTTACCTTGTGAGTCATATACGGGAATCAACCCTGTCTTAGAATACTGACTGTAATCTGCTTTGTAAGGTGAAAGATACTTTGCAGCACGATACGCTGCAAGGCCGCCCGGCATACCGACCGCCAAGCCTTGTCCTAAATGCGAGTAATCCCCCGATAAGACCGCTTGGGCTGCACTTCCTGCCATGCTCACCGCTGGGGGGACTAACGGGAATGGATAGAATGGAGCACCCTCCCAACTGGGAGCAGGCAAGGCTCCGAACAATAAGGCTCCGCTCAGGTCGGTCTTGAGGAGATGTTTAGCTGCCTCATAGGTTACACCGCTAGCGGCCATAGTCCTGCCTATAGTACCTAGATTCACTCCGGGCTTCCCCGGTACTCCTGAACCATACCTCAAACTCGATTTCAGATAGTCCACCATACGTAAGGGGAACTGCATAAATTGTCTTAGAGGTGGAGGTACATTGGCTAGACCAGAAGGTATTCCTAAGATACCTCCAGGGAACTGAGTCTGATGGACCAACTTACTTGCAAATTCGTAGGCTTCGTCTTTGAGGGTTCCTGTCTTCAGGTCGGTAAAGATACCCGGTGAAGTCCGTCTTGCATGGGCCAGCCCAGCCTCCCATGTCCAGAGCCTGTTCAAAGTTTCAGTCGCACTGAACATCTTCATAGAAGCCTGTTTGCCCTTCTGGATAATACTCCGGGCTCCAGTACTGAGCTTATTTATGGAACCTTCTGTTAAATCTTGGAGCATAGGCATTGATAAGTCTTCAGCCATGAAGCGAGGGAACACTTCCATCTTTGCTTCTTCATCTGCGATGTCGGCTGCAAGCCCGGACGCCAACTTCTGCTTGTAGATGCTCCTCATCTTTCGCAATTTAGGCAGCAGAGTGGAGAGACCTTCAGACATAGATTGAGGCCCTACGACGTTTAGAGTAGTAATAACCGGCTGAAGTAGATTTTTGGCGGCAGGGCTAGGGTTAAAACCCAAAGCCCCGTAGTAAAGCCAAGAAGCTAACCTACTGTTGAGGGCGTATGGGTCTATAGGTGTATTGGCCTGTGAAAGACTTTCTGAAAGATATTGCCGAGCCTTCTCTCCTCCCGGAATATGACTCATCAGTCTTTTAACCTTATCAGTTTGTAGTACTTCATAGTACCTCAGACGGGTATCTCGATAGATTGCCTGGGTTCTAATCTGGTGTGCAGTCTTACGACCCGTCAGGACAGGCAAGTAGGTCTCAGAGATTATCTGTTTCCGCAAAGGGTCCAAAGTCTGCATCCCGGTGCCTAGTTGCTTGAAGTAGCTAGCTTGACTTCCTTCAGGAGGCAGAGTCCATCCTACTGTGGGTGCAGACGCATGGACATATCGGGCATATACATCATCAAATCTAGTCCTATATTCTGGGACTTCGCCTACTAACTTAGTCCGTTCAAATAACTCCTGTAAGGCAATGCCTCTACCCTCTGTCTTTGCAAGGTAGGCAGCCCTAGAAGTTAACCCTTCCGCCACTCCCTCACTCAACTGATAATCCTCTACAAACATCTTAGTCAAGTCCCTTTGCAATGTAGAGAGAGGACTATGTGCAAAAATCTCCTTCATTTTAGGTGCTAATTGACCGGAATAAGTTACCTTGAAATCCTTCATAGCTTTATACACTTCAGGGTCAACCAACCCCTTATCTGCCAGTCTTCCTAATTCTTCCATATCAGGAAGATTAACCCCCCTTGTCAGTAAGTTCTTTGCAACCGGAGAGGAAACTGACTGTTTACCTCCTGTCCTTGCAGCTACCTCTTTCAAGTATTGTGTAATATCCGGCGTCTCCATAGAGAGGCTGTTAGGATTCAAGTTGATTATTTCCGGTAGGTAATTAGACTGTTTACGTCCTAGCTGTATCTTCCCCCTCTTTACACTCCTGCCCAATCCAATTACCGGGTCATAAATATAATGATTCTTCAGTACATCCTTGAGGACTGCTTGAGCTTCCTCAGAACCCAGTGTGTCCCACATCTTGTTAAACTGGTCTCCGGCAACATTAGCTACATGACGCATGGCCCCATAACTAGGCATTTTCCTGATAGCTTCTGCATTGAGGATGCTCTTACCTGTAAGGTTTACACCTGTCGTACCCAGTATATTGTTGAATAGCCGGTTACCTTTCGCCGACATAGGCTCCATATGCCCCTTCACCATGTGACTGATGATATGAAGCTCTTCCTCAGTAGGTCCCCTCCCCAACTTAGAAGTGAAGGCAGTCTGGAACGCCTTCTGGATTGGCTCATAATTATTAAGAACCCAACCCCTGCTTCGTTTAGAAGCCCCTGAAATAATCTTCCAGAGGTCAGGACGGTCATCCAATATCGACATGAGGTTACTTATATTGCGGCCCAGCCAAGACAGGCCGGAACTCTGGGAAGCCCTGTGCCTCATTTTGAAAATCTCATGAGCCTTAAGAAGTGGAAATCTCAAATGAAGCAAAACACCGATAATGACTAAGGGATTGGTAGCAGTATCTACCACCGCCTGCATCAGAGGGTCTCCTGCGTATTCTTGTGAGAATGACTTTCGTTGCTGGGGAGACAGAGTTGTAGGCTGGAAGATAGCTCTTACCGTACCATCCAAGTCCAGACGGGCAGCGTTGGCAAAAGCCAACCTTGCCCGGTCATAGCTGTTCATCGGGAAGCTGTAGAGGTCACTAGCTTTTTGGTCAGCCATCTACTTACCCTTTCTGTAAAAGAGCGAGTAGAGCCTGCTGTTCTGCATCAGGGCTTATAGCCCCTCCACCTCCAATCATCTGCTCAGAGGGTGCCAAGTTACTGGGAGGAGGACTGACTGGGACAGGAGCTATACTCCCCGGAGATTGCGTATTATACATAGCCGCCATTTGCCCAGCAAGTTGCTGCCCCAAAACCTTATTCAGATTACCCATGAATTCTCCCTGAGCTACTTGGTTCACCGTACCGGGATTTACACCCTGCGTAGCAAAGTTTATAGGCATCCCTGATTGTAGCATAGCCATACTTCCCGCTAACTCCCTCAATCTCTTTTCCCCCTCAGGAGGTGCCGCCAAGTTGATAGCCTTATGCAACTCAAAATAAACCATCGCCATCGACAAAGCACCTAAGGCAAACTTAGCCTTCTCCCCTTTAGAGAAATCCTTCAACATCTTCCAGAATCCACGGGCTTCCTCGGATGCCCCCGCCGCTTCTCCTCCAGCCTTCACCGCCTTGGCAACTTTCCCTTTAACACCTGAAAATATACTCTCAGAACGCTTTACTAGAGACCCTCCTAATCTCTCCGCTAAGGGACCTCCTTGAGTCTCCAAGTTAGGGATATTTACAACTTTACCTTTTGAAGTCCAAGACGGAGAACCTTTCGGAGCTAAGGAAGAAGTACCTCTTAAAGCTAAGGGAGAAGGTTCCGGCCCTGCCATCAATAGCTTTACATCTTGAGGACGGATAGCCTTGAGAGCCTTCTGTATCACGTCCCCTTGAGTTTCCAGAAGCTCCTTAGAGACAGGCAGCTTGTACTTCTTCACGAGGCTGTTAAATCTACTAACCACAGCTTGAGGAGACAACTTACCTATATTGGCGTCTTTCAACAAAAGCCCCAAATCCTTATAACCTTCAGGGGTCAGCTTCAAAGAAGGTCCCGCCCTGCCTACCCCCACTTCCACGGCAGTACGCAGCTTCTTACCCCAGGGTACGAAGGGAGGTTTGAATCCAGTCGTATTTATCATTTTAAAAACTCCTTATGGAGCCCGGAGTGATTCCAAGCCCTTTACTGTGCCAGCGAAGTAATGGGAAGCATGGGGTCGAGAGGCACCGTACCCGTATGGATAGGCTGGAAAACAGGGGGTGATGCTTGAGGTAAGTTAGTAACCACCTGCCCCACTCCGGGCTCCTTATTTATCTGGCCAACTAAACCCTGTAGTACAGTTTGTTGTTTCTCTGCCTGAATCTGCCTTTCCATCATGCTCTGCTGAAAGGCTCTCTGGTCCGCTACGGCTTCCTCGTAGTGCTTCTGAAATTCAGGAATGTGTTGGGTGTACCAGTCCAGCATCATCTTCTGAGCCTTGGTGTGGGCATCTGCTACCCCTTGCTTACCTTTTAGCAAGGCTTCCAAGGCGTCAGCTTGTTCCCTTGAACCTTTTGCCTTCGCCCAATAATCTAAACCCAAACCCCCTATAGTAAGTAATGCCATCCATAACCAAGTCATAATTCGGCCTCCTTATCTTTGAAAATTCTCTCTCATGTCAGCATAGAAACTATCAATAAATTGGGGCAAGGACATCCCCATGCCTTCACCGCCAAAGCTCAAATCCAGATACTTTTTATAGGCCGGGCCGAGTTCGTCCATTGATAATCCCAAATATTTTCCGGAAGGACCACCGGGATAATAGTCCTTCGCCTGTGTTTTTAACACCGCCTGGTACTGGTCCGGGTCCAACGTCCCGTCCGGCTTGGTGGAAATTTTTACCCGCTGACTTATTAAATCGTTGGGATGGTTCCCATTTACAATAGCCATTGCCAGGGAAAAAGGTTTCTTCACATTCTCATCCTTAGATAACGCCTTCATGTTTATGGCTGTTTTCCATTTCTCTGCTTGCCTTTGTAATTTGAGAGCTTTATAGAGGTCAGAAGGTATCACAGAGTCAGGAGAAGAATAAGATTCTGCCCCTTCTCTATCATAAAGGAGAGCATACTGCCCCCCTCCCTTTTCGTACTCCACCATCTGTTTGAAAGACCTACTTAGCTTTTCCTTATCTTGAGAAGTCGGGTACAACTGGTCCACTCTTTGTTTCACCACTTGGTCTATGGTGTCCAACTGCTTATATATCATAGCTAGTTGTTCGGGGCTTCGCTTTCCCTCCTGTAGAAATTCATTTGTAGGTACACTTCGTGGGTCCTTCATTAAAGTGTCCCAGCCTATCGTCCCGTTCAAATAGCTACCAGCTGTCTGGACGAGACCTCCCACAGTAAGGCTACCTTCCAAATTATCTCTCATTTGTTTCAAGGAAGCATCCACACTATCTCTATGTTGCTGCCAAGCCGATGCTGTTTGTCGGTCTCCATTCAGTAAATTCTGTAGAGTTTTCATGCCTTCTGCACTGGATTTCGCCGCTTCGTTCATCGCCATGAAAGCATTGGCAGTCTGTGTAGTATGGTCATAGATTTGCATTCCCAACTGTGCAGTGTTAGCCCACATTGCATAGTCATTAAGCCTTTGCTGCTCGTCCATATTGGCCCACCAGTGGTCGTCTCCTATATCTAGGATACGGTTATTCAGGGTATCTGTAAGGCCCATCCCAAAACGGGCAAGGGAGTCCTGCTGGTCGGCGATATACTTATCATGAGCCGCCTGAAGTTCCATTGCCTCTCTCTGATTATTGAGAGTACCCTGAGCTACATTCTGGCCTATTTGCTGAGACGCCATGCCCGACAAAGCTCCCGCACCTGACAAAGGATTAACTTGGGGAAGGGGAGGCCCCACAGGACCGGCTAAGTTATCTACTGCCATGATTTTATTTCCTACCTTTCATGAGTGCTTCATTAAGGAAGCTGGAACTATCTAAAGAGTGCCCTGTAGAATTAGGACTCAGAGCAGGGAGTGCCGTCCGGTAATGAACCCTAGGAGCATATTGAGGAACTACAGTAGCCGGTGCAGCTTGATGAGGGACTCTGGGCGGATGACGGAAGCCCGGAGTGGATTGCTCAAAGGGATTCTGAGGTGCCCTTATTACTGTTCCCATTCCCGCCTGATTATACTGCTGGTCCAGCCTATCTCTTATTTTTTGTTCACTGTAGATATTCATCAGTTGGGCATAATAGGGACTCAAAGGTACGTAGTTGACGTTTTTATTTCTAATAGCGTCAGCCACTTCTCTGTAGCCCGCCAGTTCCAACTGAGTCAAAGTCAAATCACTATTATTCTCCAACTCCTCCTGTGCCCACTTCCACCTTGTACTATTATTATACACTTGGGTCATAGCTTGTGAAGATGCAGCAACAAGCTCGGCCCGTTTCGCTTCAGCATAACTGACATTCTGAGCTACTTGCCCCTCCAACTGCCCGAACATATTTAGACGGGACACTTGGGCCGCTACTTCCGCCGAAGTCAATTGACCTCTTACAGCGAGGTTTTGCCCAGCCAGTGAAGCCACTACCGAATTCTGTGCATTATCTACTGAGGATACCAACGAGGCAAAATTCTGTTGAGCCACCGATTCCATTTGGGTGTAGGAGCTTCTAAGGGCTGCCATCTGGTCGTTCACGTGGGTCATAATCTGCCCACCTAATTGAGACAACTTGGAGTTGTAGTCTAAATCCAACTGAGCCAACTCTGCCGAGCTGACTTGTCCGCCCTTCGCCGCTATCAATTGCTCCTTAGCCTGTCTATATTCAGCGTCTAGAGCTATCCGGGCATTTTTGACCGTTGCAACAGTCGCGTCCATATAGCTGTTCAAGTCAGATTCCCTCAAATCCCTCAGAGTTTGAACACCTACCTGCATACGGCTCCGGGCATCCTCCATCGCTTTATCAGCCCGTTGAGTTATGTCTCCTATTGCCGCCCTACCCGCAGCTTCTGTATCAGAAGTTAATCTCCTTATATTGTTCCCGGTCCTGAATGAGGCCCCTTGGAAATCCCTGATTGCATTTTTGCCTGACTGAGCCACCCTGCTCGGTAAGCCCCTTGCCTCCGCAATCCCACTAGCTAAGGCTCCCAAAGACGAGTCTCTGTCACCTGCCACGGTCTCAGGGAAATCTCCGAACCTCGTAGCCATCCGGTTCCGTGCCATTCCGATGCTGCCTAGTCCGGCCACGTCTATACCTAGAGCATTCGCCTGATTCTGTTTCAACTCATCTAACGCCTTCTGCTGATTCTCTATATCTTGCCAAGTCAACTGGCCCAACTGTTTCAAGGTGGGACCCTTCTCCACAGTATGAGGTACCATAGGTATATTGTTATTCCAATGTACCGGACCCCCAAATCTTGAAGATGTTCCAGTCTTGAGCCCGGCTCCCGGAATCATCTGAGTTTCCTGAGTAACAAGATTCCCAAAGACATTATTCAAATCCATATTTGTAGGAGTCACTTGTACCTCTCCATTCTTTTTGTAGCTCACAATCTCCGGAGAACCCCCTTCTCCCACAATTGCAGCCTGACCTTTATCTATTTTACCACCTTTTGCAAGCATTTTCACGGGTTTTTGGTAAGATGCCCGTAAAGCCCTCTGGCTTCGACGAGGAGGCACTACCGTACTTACAGGTCTTAAACCACTCGGAGGCCCCTGAGATGCTCCTACACCATATCCTCGTGAGCCGAAATTTGGCAGCCCACCATTGTTGGAGCCCGGAGTGAAATTATACCTCCCAACCCCTTGAGGTATCCGGGGAAGGACGTAATTTGTTTGTTGGGCCGACGGTTGAGGGGGAGACGGAAGCGCCGTTATGGGTGTTTGTCTTTGTTCCGGTTCTGCCGCGGGGGGTTGATACTCCGAGCTCCCTATAAAGTTGTAACCTGCCGCCCTGCCTGGAACATTCAGGCTCGGCCTGGTAAACGTGAGGTTCAATCCTTTAGGGTAGAGTCGAGGGTCTGTATTTTCCATGCCCGGATTCTGCTGCCTTAACTGATTCTGCCATTGCTTCCGGGCAATATCTGCCTGCTCGTAATATTTACTTTGAGCGTCTATCAATTCCGGGGAAGAATCGTTATAGGCATGCCGGACATCCAGAGGCGGAATCAACTTGCCTTCAGAATCATAACTGAAAGTAGTACTATTGTTCCGGTCCCTCTCGGCTGCCGTTAAGGGGCCTTGCCAACTTTTGGGGTTCAGATTCTTAGGCAAGGCTGTAGAGTCTATACGTCCCAACGTAGCCAAGGATTGGAGCCCGGAGAGATTGTTAACTAACTCCTCCCTTGACAGGGTTCCATTCTCTATCATTCCCGGAATATCTGCCTGCTCCCAGAACTTAGCATCAAAATCCTTACCTAAACTTTTCAGGGTCTTGGCAGCCTGCTCCCGCTGGGCCCGGCTATACGCTGCCTGTCTCCCAGCCTTCGCTTGGTCTTGTGGATTGTAAATGGATTCAAGGCCACTCTTGGCCGCAAGCTGATTCATCTCCTCACCCAGCTTATGACCATAAGCCTTCAATTCCTCCGGAGTAGCCCCAGGGTGAGTTTTGTCAAAATCCGCCATACGCCTTGCGGTATGCTTTTTGGACCACGCATGAAAAGCCTGTTGAGCCTGACCTTTGTACTTGCTCACAATCCCTTGTAAATCTATTTTCGGTTGCTTCCGGGGTTTGACCAAAGGATTGACAATTCGGGGACCACGCAGAGGAGTATCACCACTCCGGGCTCCATAGGTACTCGACAGGTCTTGCAATACTTGGTGCCACAAACCCTGAGCATTCCCCCCGTAGTTCATTAAGGCTTGCTCATAAGGCTTGATTTTTTCGGCTACCTGCTTCAGAACCTCAGGAGGTATGACCGATACATCAGGAGGTTGATAGGCCGGACGCCCCCCGCCACTACTTCTTGATTTGTAGCCTCTCACAGGAGCCAATAGTGTATTGCCTCGACGACCCATGTCTAGCCTCTCTCTTGGTTAGGGCTGAAAAGGTGTCGGTGGTCAGGCAATATTTTCACTGACAGTCATTGTACCAACCACCTTCACGCCAGTCAATTCAAAATTAAAACCGCCTGATATTTGTTCTATGTAGGGCTCCACAAGAGTCCCGTCCAACGAGCCGTGCACTACGCAATCGGAAGGATTCATCGAAGCCGTGATGGTATCACTGAAGCGTTGGGCTGAATCACTCCGGGCTCCACTTGTATCTCTATATGCCCCTACTGTGAAGGTTGTCCGGACCTCCTGCCGTTGGGCAGTAGTCAAAGAAGTAAAGTAACCGTCGTTAGGTAGAGACATCTTTAAGCCTATAGACTTCAAGACTTTACGGCTGAAGATAGGATAGTCTCCTGTCCTGACGGGTCCCAATCTCACTTTGAATATTACGGGGTCAACAGAGTAAACATCATTGGTGTTGAGAGTTATGTTAGTTATCGAGGAAGCTCCATCAGTTACGCCCCAAGAACCCGCATCACCCCCTGATGTTACATAGACTATATGGTTAGAGCCTAAGGCTGATGAAAGAGTAGCGTTGTAACTGTCAGAAGGCGTAATGTTGTTATCGTCGGGGACACCCCCCTGCATTGTTCCATAGCCTGAAAAGTCATGGTCAGGAGTTACAATTCTGCCGTCTTTAGTTACAAAATATGCTTTGATGGAATCTGTATCTTGACCATAATCAAGTAGGCTAGTTGTCCGGGTGAAGGGTGTTGCTTCCAAAAGAGATATTTGCATAGTGGAAGTCCACAGGCAAAGGGTTTCATAAAGGTAACCATTCTGGATAAACACACAACCCATTCGGGAATCATAACTCATAGTTATGTATTCTAGAGAATCTTTCCAATCCTCTTTGAGGATACGAGAAGCGGAAGGGATGAGTTTGGCCACGCCTTCTGAGAATATGACTAGTCCTTCTCCTGTAACCATGATTACACTACGGTCCACGGACACTAAAGCACCGGGATGGAGAGGACCTCGGCCTTCGAGCATCCTCTCTACAGATACGCTGCCCCCATTTTTGATTATACGGTAAGCTATAGAAGCACTGAAACCCCACAAGGTGTCTCCGACTACTACGAGGGAGTGTATTCTTCCATCCTTGGGAGAACCCAGATAACTATATTCGGAACCAAACTCTTCGGGGCGGACCCTGCCCGGATTGGTCCATACAATTCCTAAACCGTTGTTGGTGTAGCGACTTTGGGCTGCAAAGATTGAGCCTTGATAGTAAGCACAAACGCCTGATAGAGGAGGTAGTTGAACCGGGTCCATCCAAGGGTCGTAATGTTTTTGAAGGACCAAAGCGGCGTCCGGCATCTTCCCTACCCAATAATCCGCAGTCGTACCTCTCGTCACTGTAGATTCGAGAAAGAAGATTCCAGCCTTATAAGGGTCCATAGGGTCATTTAGATTTGTTGTCCGGTATATTTCTATTTTGTCGTAATCAGAATCCAGACCTGCCTGTGAAATATCCAGCATCCACTTGTAGCTATTCCCTGAATAAACTCCTCCAGTTACCGCTGAGGGGTCCACCGTAAGGGTAAAAATCTGACTAAGTCCGGTATAGACCTGTCGAGTACTATGGTAATATTTTACTGCTACACGGTAAGTTCCTCTAAAGTTGAGATACCCTTCTGTCGCACTGTGTCCTCCAGCCGAGGCGGTAGAAGGTGCGTCAGGGTCTCCAGTTAATAAAGCAGGTCCAAGACTCTCAACTTGTAAACCTGACGAATCATAAACTACCTTGGGGAATAAAGACCCTGTAGTATCTTCTGCAAAGAGATAAGCGAAGTCGCCGTGAGAGGTAACAGAAGCATAATTGGTACTGTAGTTGGCAGTCCCCCAGTCAGGAGTAGTATTATTAAAATAGAAAGGCGAGGAAGGATTTGTTCTGTGTACAAAACCCCTATAAGCCCCAAAACTAACTCCCAAGAAACTTCCATTGTAATCTATACCGTGGTCAAGGTCCAGAACGGATTTCATTCCGGGGAACCTATGCAGACTACCGGAGAACCTACCATCAACTCCAGAGATGCGGAAACAAGCACCTACAGGTAGATTATCCGGAGCCGAATTGGTGTCCATATAAACACCGGGGATAGCATATTGAATTTCTATGTCCGCTTTGTACTGGCTCATTCGTCACCCTTCCACTTTCCTACTGGGCACTTTTCTTCGAGTACCCGTATCTTAGCCTCGATGCAACATTTACATTTGCTGCACCACAAAGCATCCCATTGTCCCGGTTCATGGTTGACGGGTAAGTCACCAGATTGTATCGAACCTATAGCCCATTTCGTTACCGGCAGAAATGTACGGTGTTCGCATTTTGCACAAATCTCTGCCCGCCGTATTGTCTCGTCGTCAGGACGACCGTTAGATACACGTTCCCATGTAAGTTTACCAAATCCTTTGACAATGTTTTTTATTTTTCCACAGGAACCACAGCCCCTCTTATACTTTGGATTAGCTGGTTTCTTCCCGTCAGTTGTTTGAACTACTCCTTCCTCAATTTGTTTCTCTAGCTCTGAGATACTATTTGCCGTTACATCGAAGTGCTGCTTCATGCAACGCAGACGCCAAGTATCGTATTCGGGACTACAGACTATCCGACAAAACTTGTCGTCGGGGATTGAACGATTGCCCCGCAAACTACTTAGTAGGTAACAGCTTCCATCTGATTGTTTATATTTGCATTTTTTTGTCATTGCAACTCCACCGTTGCGGTACCATTACAACCCCAAGCACCATTTTTTCTGAATAACGCCCCACAAATAGTCCCGGTATCTTCGCACCCGTCGTTATCGTTATTCAGAGTAATTGAATTTGTACACATTCTTGTTTCGTAGGCTTCATAGTAAATAGTTCCACTAGAAAAGACGCTGCGGTTAATTGAAGTTCCTCCTGCACGCTGTTCATACACGTAAGCGTTTAAAGAGATATAACCTTGCTGGCAATCATTACCTTTAAAGGTAATTGATATGATAGGGTAGGCGTAATGGTCGGAATCGTGGTAACCACAATTACTGTAATTTTGAGTAACACCACACGCAGAGTAGCCTGAAATCGTTAAATAAAAGGTGCTACCATTGAAGTAGCTCTCAGGACAACAATCAGGATACACCCAAGCATAGCCGCAATCACCCCCATCACAATTATCACAACACAAATCACCGGCCTCATTCAAGCCCAATGTGTTATCTATACCAGCAAAGGATACTGCAATTGTGCCTGGAGATGAATAATTATAACATCCACAATCGTGGTCGCATGTACAGTCATCTTTATCCGTGACCGGCGTGATTCTTATATAAGCATCGCTGTAGCCGTTATGACAACTAAACCCAGCAATCTCTTTGCCACTAATACAGTTAGTTATATTTAAAACCCACTTGCTAGTCGCACTGTTGTAGTGAAACAGTATAGATTCGCCGCTCAGGGTTCCCGAAGTGAATGTTCCACTCCACGAACATGAACCTGTCCAAGAGATATACCCACATCCATCCTTACTGCAATATTCAGTATCACTACAAAGAACAATACAATAATTACACCAAGGACAATCAGCTTCGGCAGTAGGCGTACCACAACCATCTTCACATGTGCAGTCGCAAATGCAGCAGCAATTGACATCCATAGCAACATTGCCATCTCGGTCAAATAGAATCTTATTGTCTTTGAAGTGGATACTACCCATCAGGTACAATCAACTCCTGTATGTACTACAACCCAACTACTTTCGCTGCCTGCCGTTAGGACCCACACATTACGGGTCATTTTTTCCAGAGTCTTATTCGTAGTGTTGACTCGATAATCCGTCACAACTTCAATAGGAGTACCCAGTAAATAATAACTACCATCGGATGCACGGTAAAATGGACAGATAGTTGTATCCGCTATCGAAGTCGAGTTGGTCATTGGGGTATCTCCCGGACCAACCAGCATGTTTACAGTTACGTTTGCTTCCCCCGTATCGTTACCTGCAATATCACAGGGGTCGAGGGTGAGACTTGACCCAGAAGAATAAGCCGCAGTAGGCTTACCAAATCGTATCCTATAAGTAGCTGTCTGCTCACCCAAATAACGATTAACTCCTTCATCATCGGTAAAAGACCAACAAAGCATAGCGTCCCCAGCAGACAGACCATGATTTGAAGTACCAATCTCCGCGATATTGAGTACAACTATGCTGTTACCTACAGGGTCCAATTGGTCGCTGTTAGAAGTATTCCAATCTGTAGAATCTAGAGATTGAAGATGACAATTGTAATAACCTCCACCTGTAGCTGCCGAATCAATCTCGGCGATATAAAGGGGAGTACTGCCCACGGAAGATATGGAGGAGCCCGGAGTGATAAGATACCATTTATCATCACGGGTCCTCAAAACCGTAACTTCATCACCTGTTAAAGGCAGAGGGGTTATGTCCCCTGCCTGACTTGCTGAAGCCGGGAATAGATATTCGGCGTCCACAACCGAACCTCCACCGTCCGGGAGTTTAACTCTTACTGTCGTATCTGTTGTCTGGACATCCTGAGTAACTTCACCTCTAAATATGGAGGAGCCCGGAGTGAATCCGAAACCTCTCGGTATCCGGGGAGTATTGGGCAGGACTTCCTCATACCTGTTGGAGTTATCATCACTCTTACCTTGCCCTTCGTCTATGGATACTTGGGGGGCCTTAGGTTTGGACGAACCCTCCAAGTCCTTCAGGGTATCTTCAGAAGTAGTTTCTGGAAAAGAAGGTTCGTGGAATCCCCTTATGGGCCTGACCCGCAATGAATTGGGAGGATAGACTTCAGCCATACTTACCACCCCCGTTTACGGAGTAGAGACCTGTAGGGGCGGCTGCCACGCAGGGCCGTAAAACCGTCCCGGTGTCGGTGGGAACCTTCCATGAAGTTCTTATTGGCTGCTTGGAGAGTCAACGACCTCATAGCATCCTTGTACTCATTCATTAGAGTTCTGTATCTTGTCTGGTTCCCTTCTATGCCTACGATACGCAAGGCCGTCTTAAGAGCTACCACATTATCCATAGCCTTCGGGAAGGGCGGACATATCTCGTAAGCTACCGTTCCTGTCAGGACAGGAGAAAAAGTCGGGGTCACTGTGAAAGTATCATAGGTTTTAGATGTTGTGGACTGTGCCGTAATGACACGTTCCTGCATAGCCTCGTTACTGCTGTTGGGCAAGATTCGCAGGATTGAACCCACATAGGCATTTTCTCTTGTATCACGGGTGCCTACAGACAATGTTTCAAACTGCAAAGTACCTGCTGTGTTATCGAAGGTGCTGGTGGTTCCGCCAAACAGGGTAGCACACCCATCAGGAAGATACTTGACTACTACGGTAGTTCCATCGCTGAGATACTGTTTCTGGAAGTGTATCTCATGCTCCTGTATGGTCATTCCCGTACCATACTCGTTAAGCCAACTACCGCTATGGAAGAAGGTTTTGGACTCGTAAGTGGTTTCTTCCGTCCCTACACTGATGATGGTTCCAGCAGTCAGGGGTAACGGGTAAACACTCTGGGATTCAGAGTAATCAAAAGAGTAGGAGCATACCAACTGAGTTGTTTTGTTCCGTTGCAGGTTTTGGATTATCTCTGCGTAGGTTGTGGCTATGTAGTCTAAGATTGTTGAATCGGAATACTTGGCGTTTGTAGTGGGCTCATCAGCATAGGCCCGGACTGCGGTAATCGTCCGAGTAAGGAAGTCGGTTACGGTCACACCTGATACTCCGCTTGAACTACTTGCGACTGTACCGTACTGTACTGTCTTGTTAGCAGCGGACCCGGCAACCGTTATGTACTCATCGTTACTGTAGCTATAGCCCGCCCCCGCTGCGAAGATGTAATAATTCTGAGGTGTACTTGAAGTACCGGTCAACCAGAAAGTCACTTGTCCCGACGCATTAGTAGTCAGAGGTGCAGTGAAGGGTGGTGAACCAGTAGCGGAAGTACTCATCCAGACTGTAGCTCCGGAGATGGCATCTCCTCCCGTAGTCTGTAGGGTAATTGTGCATTGATAACCGATGCCCATAAAATCATCCATTATAGTGAGAGTCTCATCGCTGACCCCGTTGGTTAAAGCGGAAAGCGCGAGACCTCTTTTAGTTATAGACACTGCACGGTATCGGTCTGCTGTATCTAAGATGCTTCCCCCGTCTACGACACCTATCAAATCCTCTGTAGTTACATCCCAAGGACTAGACCCGTAGGATACATTAAAAGAATACCAACCACCCCCTATTTCGGAAAAAGATGGGGCATTGGCACTCTTGTCAGTCCCGTTAGTAGCTGTAACTAAATATTCCCAGGTAAGAGTTAGACCAGTTTTAGGTACACCTGCATCGCTAAAGTAAACATAATAAAGCATGACTAAAAAGCTCCTATAACTGGAGAACCCACTAATTCCTGAAGGGGTTGTCGCCTAATAACCTCCGGAATAGACTCCTCCAAAGCATCCTCCCCTGCTCCTTCATTGTAAAGATAATCTATTTCATCTTGGTCAAGTTCATAATTAAACAAAAGAAGATTACTCATCTTTCCACCAAAATAATCCGTCTGCTTTCGACCTACAGTAGTAAACAACGTGTCAGGAATAGCTCCGTACCCCGTAATCGGATTATACTCTACACCATCAAGGAAAATACGAAGTCGGTTATTAGAAGATGCAAAGATAAACACAAAGTGGTACCAAGTATTCAGGCTTAAAGCAGAAAACCCCGGCGTAGCTGTTTGACCATATCCGTTAAAAGATGCCGCAACACGAGTATTATCAGTAAGGCGTATCCAATTATCTCCTGTGGCTCCATCCCCAATAAAAACCTCATAAGATATAGTAGATGCAAAGGATGCCCAACAAGAAACAGTCCACCCAGTAGCACGAGTCAGTGTCTCGGAAATGGAAATATAATTGTCTGTTCCATTAAAAGTAAAAGCATTCTTTATAGGTCCAACCCCAGACTTATCTTCCGTATTGCCGGTACCCTCCAAAGTTGCATCACTTCCAGCCTGGGCAGCAACTTGGGTGTTCGTTGCATCGTCATACATTCTAAGGCTCAATGTAGGACTTAAGACCTTAGCTCGTGTCCCCCAGGGTACCAAGGCAATACTCGTTGGACCCGTACCAAAATAAGGGGAAGCAAAAGATTCTAGCAGGACGAGGCTTTTAGTTACATGGTAGATATAGTTAAATCTGCCAGAAATCCAAAGTGTATCATCACGAGAATCGTAAGCCACGGTCTGTAACCTACCTACTTTTCCGGAGAGGACTGAATGTAAGGTAGTAGGGATAGGAATTGTTTCAAGAATATTTCCAGCTTTATCCAGGTGGTAGAGCCGACCTACGTAGTTACCCGTAGAGTCATTATCCGCAATCCACAGAGTATCATCGGAAGTGTCATAATCAATATCTTGGGGGCCATCGACACCCAGAACAGCTAAATTGATGGTCGCTAAAACTGTTGTTGGGTCTGAACGGCTACGATGCTCCAAAGTTTCCAAAGTTAACTTATCGCTGAGAGTCCATAGATTATCATCGGATGGGTCATAGCATACTGATTCTAGTTCGTAATTCGAGGTAGCAATATTGTAAGTATTGAGTAAATTTAGAGCACGGTCCAGACGGTAGATGTGATTGTTGGTGCCGGTTCCCATTTCGCTCATCCACCATTCCTGATTAACCCAATCGTAGTGAATATTATCAATAGCATTCGGAGGGATTACCCCAAAATACTTTGTAGATAGAGTCTTACCAGCATCATCAACGATTTGGAGTTGACCATTAAAACTACTATCTACAATCCACAGTTCTTTCCTTATGTCGGCTCTCAAGAATCTAAAACCTCTAAACTTCCCTGATTTCCAATTTTACTGAACGGCGAAGCATCTTTAAAGTTCTTAATGCACTCTGTTTGGTGCTATAGGCTTCGCTGGATAATAGAATACAACCATTACGAGCCTTTAATCGAATACGCCAGCCGTCTTTACTTTTCCACAACTCAAACCACATTATAATCTGCCACCTTTCTTTTTTGCGTTTGCGTACCGGGCACGTACACTAGCCGCAGCGCTTGCCGCCGTCTTTCCGTGAGCTATTGTTTTCCATTTACCCCCCACTTTCTTTTGAATAGCTTTCCCTTTGGCTCTCCAAGGCATATGAACCACTTCCTTTCTGTATTCTAAACATTACCCCTTCACGCTTCATGCTTGTTAAAAGAGCTTCTATCCTGTCCAACTTCATCTCCATCCGGTCCACTCGGTCAGTTAACCATTTAGGAGGATTATCTTGCGACTCCAAATGAACTACCCTGCGGTCCAAAGATTTCAACCCACCTTCCAAAGCAACCTGACGTTGAGCCATGGAAGTAGAATAAACTTTGAAATCTCTCCGGGCATCCTGCGATGAGTACCGGGGACCATAAGAAGCGAAAGCCTCCAAGTTGACTAACCGCTTATTTATCTGAAGCGCCCAAGTAACCATCCCCACCAAAAAGGGTATGGAGATAGTTAGTAGGAACTTCTGTAGCCAAACCCAACGACCTCCAAAAGATGACGTCCCGTTTGTAATGTCTGACATGATGTCTCCTCAAAGCTGAGCTAAGTCGCTTGGAAAAGAGTAGAACGTGGGACTAGAATACTGCATTTACAGGGAGACTTCCTCTCCCGCCTCAGAATACTTTTATCGTCCAACTCTCTTAACTCTCTATACCTCTCGTCCCGGATAGCCTCACTGATTTGATGAGGCGTCATAGCCGGACACAAGCGACTTCGCAATTTTCCTATTGTATCTCGATTCACAGTCTGCAAGAAAGGACCCAAGTTCAGAATATCCTCGAAATACATTTTGGGGTAGGACATCCACTTGGCGATTACCCACTTGCCAGTCTTACGGTGAAAATAAACAAAGAGCCCCGGAATATCCGGGAACTCTTTGCCCAACCACCGACCCAATTCCGTTTCACCTGTAGCCAATAAATGACGTTGAGGGTCGAAGTAAGAATACATGAACCGCTCCATACTCCAAGTTTGAAAAGTAACTCCGGACCCCACCAGAGGAGCCCGGAGTGAAAAATACTTCCTTATCCGATAGACTCGGTAAGGTTACTCAACTTGAGACCCCTCACGTCAACAGGAGCTACTTGGCTGTACTGTTGGAAAGGAGCTTCAACCTGATTGGTGGCACCGCCCGTACTGGTGTCGCTGATGAGACGGAAGATAGAACCAGAACCTCCCATAGGAGCAATGAATTCAATCTCACCGTCCATACCCATACCCGTACCAGGACTGCCGATACCGCCGACGCCTTGGGCACCCGGAGGTACAAACCTCTTGATGTTCCCATCGCCCATCTTGATACCGTACAGGGTTCCAGTCTGGCAGTAAGGACTCATCTTCAGTTCATAGGTCTGGCCCTCATACTCGTAGGATGCTTTAGTCCAGCCACCCACCAAGTCAGTAGCTTTCCCGGTCCTGTCGAAGTTCATTCGACTTCCGTTAGAAGCACCCAAGTAAGCCTGTTCCAAGTACTTCTGGACCACACCACGGGTAGTGATAATAGTATCCACCGACCCATCGTAAGCGTCCAAGAATGCACCGAGCTTCTGAGTGAGGATGAGTTCCGTCAGGGGCGTACTTGAACCATAGGCCGTCACCAAAGATTTGAACTGGGGATACGTAGCCAAATCGAAGGCTGCCGTAGTTGTCCCGGAAGTCTTGTTCCAGACTACGGCGTCACCAAACAAAGTACCTGACGACTTAATCCAGTCATCCAAACCGTAATGACCTATCCTGTAGATGGTCGAACCGTCTATGGCATTTCGCGGGAAGATGTACTGGTCGGCGGCACCAACAGCACTACCAGCCAAGACTGAAGTAGAGCCCCCGCCTCCTGTATTCAAATCAACTCCAGAAGGGTTAGCTAAGGTGATAGTACCATTCAAGCGGTCCACAGCGTCCACCAAAACTACAATGGCTCCGGCAGTGGTCTGGTTAATAAGGGTAGTACCTGAAGCATCATCATAGATGTCCACCATCATACCTTCTTTGAACCACCGGATTCGAGTACTGGAAACGCTCACCCGAATCTTCGTAGTCTCTACAGCCGTAGCCCCTGAAGATTCAAGAAGTGCGATGTATTTCGCCGAGGGCATATAGAAACTCAAGGCTTCCATCTGAGCCCGAAGTTCAGCTAGACCTTTCAGGTCATCTACGAGGTCGTTGAAGGCTACAGACTGAAGGGACTCCGCTTTCAAGAGGAAAAGAGGTACTCCGAAGTTACCCCGGTGGGCATTCAGAGTGATTTCCCGGATGATGTTGCCCATGTGGGGTGTCTTTTTCGCATCAGGGAAACCTAAGGTTGTGTTGTAAGAAATGGACTGGTTCGTATTGGTATAAGGCGTACCACCAGTAGTGGCCATCGGCTCATACATCCCAGACAAGGAAGTACGGAACCGGTGCATCACCTTCCAACCCCTACCAATTTCGTCCCGGACAACCTGTTGGCTGGTCCGGACAACACTGGTGTAAACCGGGTCCACGGCGGGAAGGGACTCCAACATAAGAGAAGGGAGTTCCTCACGGATTTGATTACTTAGAGAATCGAGAATATCTGAAGCTGCCATTTTATAGACTCCTACCATACGCACCTAGACAGGTGCTACTGTAACTTATTACCCTAAAACGATTTAGAACTACATCCCTCATCGCTTGGGTAAGGAGTCTTTGAACCAGCAATTACTTTCCGGAGTGCATAACCTTGTAGGCTAATCTCTGAATGAAATTCTCCGTGTAATTGGGGTCCTTACCGGCAACTCGTTCTGGCGGTTTATCACCTTTGAACGCAAGCCCCAGCGAGTTAGGAGCCGCCCCGAATCCCGGAGGCTGTACACCTTCAGATTTACGGGTCTCCTCCAGATGACGACCTAAACTCGTGACATGTTTGACCGCATTCTCCACGGCTTCCTTCACCATTAAGTCGCCATACTGCTGCCCTGCCTGCATTCGGGCAATAACCTCGTTCCGAACTTGAGCGTGCAAGGAAGAAAACACATCTTTCTTACCTTCACTACTCAATCCTTTAACTATCTTACCAATCTCCTCCGAGGAGTCAAGCATTTTTTCTACGTTATTCGTAAATTTCCTTTCCTCCTCTTGAACCTTCAACTCCATCGCAGCATCCACCGCCTTCTGTAACTGTGGGTCCAATTGGTCTTTAGTTACAGGCGTAGGAGGAGTAGGGACTTCAGAGGAGCCCGGAGTGGTGGGAACCTGAGGCTCTTGAGGGGTCTTGGGTCCATAAAGCATTTCGAGTCTCTCCTTTTCGGGTATTTGAAAGAAGTCACAATATTTATTGATTTCTTCTTCCGTAGCTTGGGCAAAATTGGTCTGAAGTTTCTTGACCGTCTCCACAATATCGAGAGCTTGGCTGGCCTTCTCCCGGAGAGCCGCCGCCTCTCTGAATTTTTCATCAGCCCCCGCTGCCTTTTCCGCCAACTTTACTACTTCAGGGAGTGGTAATTCTTTCTCAACTTTATTTACCTTAATCTTTACCGCTTCTGGAGTTACGTTGGGTTCCTCCGGGTTTAGATTGCCAGTAGTTTCTGGTATTTGTCCGTCCATTCTTCGGTCTCCTTAAAAGAAATTGCTTAACCTTGAGGAGCCATGCCTTGAGATAGTGCCCCTTGAGGAACCATAGGGGACATCCCGGCTCCGGGCATGGCGCCCATTGCTGCTTCTTCGGGATAAGGCATTGCTTCAGGATACTGCCCCAATCCCTGCTCATGTTTCTTCTTGTGGTCCTCAAAAGCTGCCCTGACTTCTGGAGAAGCCAGATAATATTCCGGCCTAGCCATGAAAGGTAATAGTACTTCAAGATGCACCTCATGAAAATCGTTATCACTATAAACGACCTCACCGGGCACCTTACCATTCCCGTACAATACTACATTTTCTAATTTAGCCCGGCGGTAACTCTGCCATTCATACTCATTCCCCAATGGTAGGCCCAACCCTAATTCCCTTGATTTCACCCTGTATTCACGGGGAGTTATGAGCCCTTTCTCTAAATGGTCCATCAAATCAGCCCTCTGCTGTGAAGGACTTACCGGAGTTTTAGAGCCTATACTTATATCCACTTCATCAGGTAAGGGAATGGCGGATTGAGTCAGGGCTACCCGCCCAGTGTGGGCATCATACTTGACCCCCACAAGCAAGTCGTCGTCCATAGTCATGCCTACCAGTTCATCCCCTGTCCACAGGCTGCGAGTCAACCACAACAGAGACTTGTAGGTCTCAATCATGCAGGAGGAGAAGGCTTCAGTTGGACTGGAAAGAGGTATATTGGCTGTCTCGTAGAGAAAACTTAAGCCTCTGGCATTATCCACCCGCCCCGGTGCGTCTCCTCGGAACAGGGCAGATTGGGAAGAACCTTCCTGCATAAGCCCCAGACCTATGTTCACAATATCCACAGGGGCCTTGCCGGAATTGCTAGGCTGTAAGACGAAGGGGGCCTGCATGTTGCTGTCATACACTTCAGGCTGGTAAATCAAAACCTTGTCAGTACTCCGGGCCTCCATTATTTCCTCACGGGATAGGCCCATTTGAGAAGATATACAGAGGTAGCCAAACTGGTCAAAATTCTCCACGTTGGCGAACAACTGGGAGAGCATAAACTCAATTTCACTATTTAGGGGTATCTTCTGGTCCACCAACCCACGCCCGTAGAAACCACCCACGTCAATATAGTGGGCAATATTGATAGGCATAGGGATAGGCTCCCCGCTATAGTCTATATCTATCAATCTCTTTTTGCCCCCAACCCCAATGTACCTCAATAATTTATTGGTATCTCTATCTCTCTCCCATATCTCTGTAAATCTGAACCATTTTTGGGTCTCTTTTTTATTGAGGCTGCTCTGGTTGGCCCTCAAGGAACTGAGCATTTCAGTACCGGCCCCGGTCATACCCTCTGAAGGCTCCAAACCTATAGGCAGTTCTATAAATTCCAGATTGTCTCCAGAACTTATCTTGAAATTCCGGGACTTCAACCATTCTTCAGTTAACCATCTCGTGCGAATATATCCATCAGCCTGTGAGGCCATGACAGGATAGGCAGGGATAGAAGAAAGTTCCCAAGAAGGTATCAACTCCACGTGAGGACCAGCCACCGGACTGTCAAACACACCAAGTATAAGCGTACCGGTCTTCAGAAATACCGGCATTGCCTGCTGTTTAAGGTCCTCCACCCTCTCTGAACTCATCTGGTGGTTGAGGACTATCTGGGCAGTGCTGGCATGTTGTAAGTCATCCAACCCCTGTCCTTTACTCTTGACTACTGGAGTTATGTCTAACTGACTCATCCGCCCCAGTTCCGTCTGAAAAACCTCCAGAATCCCCTCATAACGGAAATTCAACTCATCCGTTGCCATTCCCGTATAGTTGACCGTTACAGTCCCTTGAGCCCAATTCACGTTCTCATAATTACGAGTACCTTGGAGATACAGGGAAGTAAGAATCCATTTAATCTTTTCTCTTTTCCTGGCAATCTCTCCGTCCGTGAGCATACGGGAAACAGTCGCGACGAGGTCGTCCTCTTTCTTTGGAAATCTAAGCTCAACAGCCATAATCTTCCCTTTCTAGAATCAACCACCATATTTTATAGTCAACTTTTCGGGAGCTTCCGAAGATTTCTTTGGGGTTGCATGAATCGGCCTGATAGCTTCAGGACGCATTTTTTCCAGCAAATCCTTTATGTTGCTAGGAGACTTCGCAGGAGACACAATTGGAGGTTTCCTTACAGGTTTAAGGACAGGGAATACAATATGTAGTATCTGTGCAAACAAGACAAGTAGTCTCCAGTGGATGAAACACAACACCAACGAAGTAAAAATCCAACTAGCAAACAAATACATGACCATGCTTTCCATCTCTAGAGTCCTCTCATAAGGGTATGTCGTTGCCTGTCAAAAGCTGTAGGCATCCTTCCTCTATTAAACTGGGACATTCTTAGTCTCCTATATACCCTTTCCTCTAAAATTGCAAGTATTTCTTCTGTAAGCTGTTGAGTAGGTATTGCGTCGATAAGAGGGAGACCTGTCCCCGGCCAATACAACTCACCCTTTAGGATAAGTTCTTTGGCGGTCTCTACTTTCTCATCGTCTTCTAAAGGAACCCCCCGACGGTAACTGATAAAACCTGCAATGGAGAGACAATCAATAGCATCGTCGTGAGGCAGGAGAGCCAAGTCGGGGGTAAAATCCTGCATCTGATTTTCTAAAATCCGCAGGGAGTTACAGGAGACATTATCGTAGAGTTCTCCATTGTTCTCCGGGTTGATAGGCAACTTCAAGTTTCCCCGCCTTAATCGCCGCTCAAGAGCGAAGATAATCCTGTCGGCCTTGGGCATATTTGAAGGGTACTTAGGGGGAAGTACTCTAGGTACCCAGCCCGTAGCTCCCGCCTGCCCGTAGATAGCCGCCGCTGCATTCTCTGCCATTTGCCTTTGAATCGTTACAGCTTCAGGGCACACTGCATGAGGCAACCATTTTAACCCGTACTTCATAATGGTATTGATGAGAGCATCGCCTATCTGTTTCCCAACCCAAGCATCCAATACCCACATAACGTTATCAACATCAAAACCTACAGTTATCACAGCACTAGAATCACTAGTAGGGGTCACTGATTTTGCATAATCAACCAGAATGACACGGTAAAGACTTCTAAGCCACCGGGCATAAGGCTCGTTAACACTTATAGACCCCCACTTACGAGGGACTCCGTTTTGTACCACCTCTCCCCCATCCTCTTTTAGCTTTCCATACTTGAAAGCTATAATTTTTGACTCGGTATCGTCAAAGGGGTAGTGGGGAACCTTACCTTCGATAAGATATTGGTTCTTAGTTCGGTCAATATAGAACAATCTAGATTGCTCAGAAACAGGGTCATTAAGGTATTCGGCAGAAAAAGCCGCCGAGCCCATCTCCCCCTGCCTCCGTAACAAAAACTTCTCACTCCATTTTTCAGGCCACAACAGCTTAGTGAATCCATCACCGTTCCGGGCCCCGGCAGCAAGAATACGCCTGTTCCAATACTTGAAACGAGGGTCCTCTCCGTAGAAAGCCGAATAGATAAGCGTCCGGCGGTTAATCATAGTTCCAATCCAGAACAACTTGGAACCTTCTTCCAGCATAGGAAGAATGACTTGGAACATCATCTGACTAAACTCACCTCGGATTTTACCCATAGTCTCAGGGCTAGCTGCGTCAAACTCCGGGTCATCCAAAATAAAGAGGTCCGGCCTAGCCCCTCTCTTTCTCCCTCCTACACCAAAGCCCTTAAGTTTCGCTCCATTAGCCAACCGCAGATAGTGATTACTCCAAACTCCTTTATTTCTACCAGTCTTCAAAGTTCCAAAGTCGGCCTCAATAAATTTGTTGGAAGCTATCTGCTCCATGATAAGGTCGAACCGCTCCCTTACCATTGCATCAGTAGCTAAACAGAGCGTTGTAGTTGAATGAGGTCTTGTACAAAGAATCATCAAAGGCATCTCGGTCCCTACAACTGTACTCTTAGCTGAACCACGGGGAGCAGCCAAGACATTGTAGTCGTAAGCCACTAAGTCATGCCATATCTGGTAGTGAAAAGGAGGACTGGCAATAAAAGATTTATGGAAAGAAGTAGAAGGTGCTAAATACCACTTACGGAAATAGAACCAAGCCAAAGTCGCTGATTGAGGAGTGCGAAAGTCACTGACAACCGCCACCCTAGCTTGTCTCTTACCTTCCTTAGTTAACTGTGGATAATCCGCAGGTAGGGGAAAATATTTATTATTTGTCTGAAACTGCTTTGACACCGGGGCTCCTCATAATCTCGAAGCATGCCAACTGAAGAAGGAGAATAGCAACCGCCGAACGTGAAACTTCGATACCGTCGGGGTAAAAACGACGGAGAGCAGGAAGCCAGTTAACGTAAAACTTTGGCTGACGTGCCAAAGAAACCATAGCCGCAGCTAACTCGTCGCTGTTCAAACCTGTATTCCACAGAGTATAAACAGGAACCGCCCGTGAGGCCCCAAAAACTTTACCCAACACATAATACGCCGCTGTGATGTGTATGTAGCCCAGAAGTTTTTTAGGAATATCCTGCTGTGCCAATTCCTCCTCATACCTCTCCACTTGGAAAGTTCTTAAGGCTTTGCCAGAAACTTCAGAGGCATCCAACTCATCTCTCCGAGCATCAACCAAGGCTTCTTCCTGAATCAAATCCTCCCCATCTACATGCTCTATACCCTCATCCCCCTCAATCTCTCCCACAGGAGCACAATCATCTACAGGTAGAGGCTCATCTACAAATTCAATACCGTCAGACTCAATTATGTTCGGGGGGGAAATGGACACTTCCGGTAAGACTGACTTCGGCGTCTCCAACGTCTTCTTCTTTCTTTTCTTCTTCATTTTCTTTCCCATCTGAATCCTTTCCTTCCTCGGAATCTACGTCATCCGTAGGTTCCGTACCCATAAATTTATTTAGAACTCCCGGCACCCCCAAATCACCAGTACCCAACACACGCACTTCCTCCGGAGGAGCTTCCCCATCACGGCTACCTGAAGCTACCAATTGCCTACTCAACATTTGACGTACCAAATCTGCCGCCGAATCCTTCGCCCAACTCCCCATCATTTTCAATATCTTCAACTTCTGAGCTATTTCCTCACTCTCCAAATACAAGACAAAGAGTTCCCGGAACAAAAAGTCCAAACTGAAACCCTGGTCCCGGAGAGCCCGCCCAATCGCCAAAGGATTCTGAAAAGACAAAAGACCCTTAACATCTTTTATCTCACGAGAAGTTAAGGGCCTGCCCGCAAAGACATCCTCCACAGTCTCAGATAGAAGGTCCCCAGCATCCTCCTTCATTTCTACCAATTGAGTATCTTCTATTTGCTTCTTTACCAATACTCCCTCCGTTTCTTCTTATACCTCCTATCTTCTTCGGACTCCTCCTGAGGCAATTGCCTTTCGTATTCTACCCCTATACCTTGAGCCCCTAAATCACTCAAAAGAGAAAGAGCCTTCTCCAGAGTCTTTTCATTGACCCAGAGCCGTTTCCCTATCTTCAACAAGGGGACATCATGAGAAAGAAGAAACCTCTTGACTTGGAAAGGTTTCATCCGAAAAAGAGTAGCTACAGCCCGCAATTCCAAAAGGACTAAATCACCAATATGAGCCCTCTTAGGCAAAGCCCCCTTCCCGACAGTAGGTGCTATAATAGGAGGGTCGGGGGATTCTGCCTCAGAACCCAACGCGCTAAAGATTCTAGGTATAGAAGTATCCTTGGAAGCACCCTTTGCGAGAGCTTCCTCCAGCCTGTCCGGGCCTCGTTTAGCCATATGTAACCTCCATTTCCCACTACAATTAAAACACACAAGAGGAAAATACGCAACAAAAAAACAAAAATGCTTTACAGCCGAACCCAAATTCCCTACACTATACGACGGTACGGTTACACAATCAAAGCATAAAATGGAGCCCGGAGTGATTTATTCCTCTCCTGCAAAGAAGCTAAAGGTCTGTCCGGCGGGGACTTACAGAGGGGGCAACTCCACAACCGTACCCTCTCCCTCTCTGCCCTGCCGGGCTTTCCTCAATCTGTGGAGCAGCCCATGACCCGACTCGATGACTACAAGAAGTGTGCTAAGAAATGGCTAGTATCCTCCAACTGGGAATACATCGACTTCATCTTCGGCACCATCTTAGCCAACAGATACGACAGCATCCCCTTATGGGTTTTTCTTGTAGGACCCCCATCGTCGGGCAAGACCGAAATAGCAGTAAGCACGGACGGCCACCCGGAAGTCTATATTCGAGACAGCCTCACCTCCCATGCGTTGGTCAGTGGTAAGGAGATGTCAGCAGAGGAGTTGGCACAGGGCAAAGAGGACCCCAGCCTAGCCCCGAAGTTGCACGGTAAAGTGTTGATAATAAAGGACTTCACTCAAATGCTATCCAAACGTAGTGATGAGGTCCGGGAGGTGCTTGGCCAACTCCGCAGTGCATATGACGGAACAATCAGTGCCAGCTTCGGAAGTGGCCGAGACATTTCCTACACCTCAAAGTTCGGACTGATTGCCGCAGTGACCAAAGCCATTGAGAACCATCGACTCTTGTTATCGGACCTTGGAGAGAGATTTCTCTATTACCGGATGCCAGACCCCAGCCAAGAGGAAATCCTCCTGAGGATGGCGAAAGCTCATGAGGCATGCAACCACGAAAGCAATCTGAAAGAGGAACTGAGGGCGGCTGCCCACAAACTCTTGGAACTGGAGATTCGGGAAGTCAAGATACCGGAGAAGGTAATGGATGTACTAAAAAAGTTGGCCCTGTTCATCAGCACGGGCCGGGGAGCGGTCTCCCGGGAACGGTTCACAAGAGATGTGATGTACCTACCACAACCTGAGATACCTACGAGGCTGATAAAACAGTTGGTGCTCCTCACGCAGAGCCTGACGGTGGTTCGTGAACAAAGCCGGGTGACGGAGGATATAGTCCGGATGGTTGTGAAAGTAGGGATGGACTCGATTCCATCCATACGAAGCCATATATTGGGCTGCTTGGACGAGATGGAAGCCAGAGGGGGTAATGGACCAAGCGGCAAGGTGACGAAGAAGCAGTTGCAGGAAGCATTAGGAGTTAAAAGTTCGGCCTTTCAGCGTTGGATGGAAGATTTAGAGTTGCTGAAGATGGTCAAATCGGAGTTGAGTCCCATTTCTAACGGGTATCGATACTGGTTGAACAACGGAACGGGGGAAATCATGAACTTATTAAGGAGCCCGGAGTGAATCCAATGCCATAATGATGGAGCCCGGAGTGAATCTATTGCTGGGCGTCGGGTTTGGTCCAATCAAATAGCCGTCAAATAGGCGGTAGATGAAAAAGGATGGAGCCCGGAGTGAGAATTACTTGGTTTGGACCAATTTGACCAAGATTTTTCACTCCGGGCTTCTTTTTTGGGTTGTAAGTTGTTGTAGCCGGGCCACTTAAAAATTGGTACAGTCATTTTTGCATCCGGCGCACGCTTTTTTGGCGATTTTTGGGGTTGAAAATTTGGTCCAAACAGGCCGAATCCGCGTTTTTGGGTACTTTAAGGGGGGTCGTTACAGCTTTATCTAGAGAGGGTATGGGTATGGCCGAGCCGGGATTGGTATAGTCTTTTATAATAATTTAGCAAGCTACACTAGGGGGGGTAGGGGGTACACCTCTCTAGATATTTCTGTAAGGAGGTCCATTTTTGGGGCGTGAGAGGGGTTTTTTTCGCCTAGCAATTTGGTAGGGTATGTTAAAGTGGGGGTTTGGGTAATTTGGGGGGTTTAGTTTTTGGGCTGTACTTTTTTATTTTTTTGGGGGTGTGCGCCGGATTGAGATTTTTGGCCTTGCTTTTGTGGTACGAGAGAGGTGTTTCCCCAACTCAACACGATTTTCTCCGGGGGGTTTCATCATCTGCGTTGTTGGCGGCGGGGGCGTGGAGGCCCGGAGTAATAGAGGTACGGACGGAAAAAGGTAAGAACCGGTTCGGATTGTATGGGCGGCGACTGGGTATATGGTGGCGCTGGTGGTTGTGGGGATAAGTATTACGGTGAGATAATGATTAGACCGGACAGCAAAATCAGGGTTAAAAATCGGTAAAATGTGGAGAATTATCTGGAGTTTTGACGAT